TCGTGCCCGGACCCTTCAATCTGAAAGTCACCGATGACGATGGTTTGAGCGATGCGATAAAATTCCTACAGAGGGAGAATAAGGACTCAAAACTACTACTCAGGGATGCTAAGTCCACTTACATGAAGGGAGAAGAGAAGCATCCGAAGTGGATATTGATGACTAAATCCGATGATGACTACCATGTGCCATTTGGCATGGAGATAGATGGCGAGGTCTTCATACTGCACTTTGACCACGACATACTCAAGTACGACATAGTTGAGGATAGCTTGGAAAACCCACGTTCGGCTTTGGGTGGCCTCAAAGACCGGGACTACACGATGATACTAGCAAAGAGTCTGGAAAAATACTGGGAGCCCGCTTTCCAACAGATGCTCAAAGCGGAAAAAAAGAAAATAAAAGAAATCGTTGAAGAAGATGAAGACGATAAAGAAGAGGATGAGGGTATAAGCGAGGAGGATGCCAAGAGAATAGGCAGACAGAGCGGAGGCGTCTTAAAACCAAATGAGGACCAGAATATTCTTCTCAAACCTAGCACTCTACAAACCTTGGAAAAAATAGAGAAAATCCTAGATACTCTAGAAAAAGGACATTTTCCAATGACAGCGGGTAAGGGTCTAGGGGTAGACGTTGGTAGTGACATAGATAGCCCTAGAGGCCCCACTAAGTTGGCTAATGAGGCAACTCTACCGGATTATGACATGAAGGAAAGACCAGAACAAGACCCTGAAAAGCCGGAAGACTATCCAAAAAGAAAGAAAATAGCCTCTCGGTCTAACGATTCTTGACTTTGTAAAATATATTTTTACATGCGCTTAATTGATATAGCATTGCTTCGCATTTCTTCATTAGTGTGCTGTCACAAGAGCGTCTCTATGGTGTCGATGAGTCCATTGGACTCCTTAAGGCTGGCAATGACCTCGTTGTTGCAGGATACGCTAGTGTGGAGCTAGTAGACAAACAAGGCGATTTAATCACAAAGGAGGCATTGAAGGACGGATTTCGGAAATTCATGAGCGACCCGAAATACAGAAACGTCCAACTAGCGCACTCAAATATACAGGTAGGAGAAGTAGTACCATCATACACAGATACAGAAGGGAGGTTATGGAAAAGCGAAGTTGACGATGTTGGCATGTTTGTGGTTATACAACTTAGAGACGACATCGAAAAAGCACGAGAAGTTGCCGCCGAAATCAGGAAAGGCAAACTACGGGGATTCAGCATCGGAGGACAAGCATTCAAGCGAGTCAGGAAGAGCGACCCAAGACACGGCGACTATCAAGAAATCAGCAAGCTTGAGCTTCATGAAATCACAATTTGTGAAAAAGGGATAAATCCAGAAGCGACATTTAGAATTCTAAAGCAGGAGACTGACTCAGAAAACACAGAAGAAAAGGTGAAAAAAATGACAGAAGAAAATGACATGCAGACACAGTTGGGCGATGTTCTTGCTCGACTAGAAACTAGGCTTGACAGTATGGAGAAAGCAATGCCTCCACAACTGAAAGAAGCCATGAAAGACAAGAAGGATGACAAGGACGACAAAGATAAGGCCATGGCAGACAAGAAAGATGATGACAAGGATGAGAAGATGTACGCAGATGAAGCTAAGAAATCTGATGAATACTCTGACGTTATCTCATCTGAGTACCTTGACTGGATGGAGAACACTCTGAAGAGTGCCGGAGTCGATGTTGCAGGAGCTAGGGGTCACTTTGACGACCTAGCAAAAGCCAACCTTGGTTCCACTCCTGAAGAGTTTGACCTAGATTACGGTCAGACCCCTAACAGAGAGTCGGAAAACGGCAAGCCTTCGACGAACGCCATAGCAAGACTAGGTGGAAAAGGGGAGAAGAAAGAGGTCAAGAAATCCGACTTCCTAACTCCAGACCTAGTATCAGAGGCAGATGTAGAGGCCGCATACGAGGTATACAAGGCTGCAGCTATGGAGCAAGAGTTCAGGGGTTCACTAGAATCCCGATTTGCAGACAGGTTTGCTGCTGAGAGAGCAGAGGAAATCGCAAAAGCAGAGGCAGCTGCATACGATGCACGTGGTCCTCTTGACGAGGTAATGAAGGCTCTCAGCGCCCTCAATGAGCGAATCGACAACATAGGAACAGTCGAAGCTGGTACTCCAATCGCTAAGAGCGAGGCAGAGCCAGCAGTAGAAATACCCTCCACAGTAGACATGCACAGAATGTCATGGGATGAGGTTCACGCCCTAGCAGATAAGGCATTTAGAGGAGAGTGAGATATATGGCAAGAAATTACGTACGAACAATAACAGACATGGAGCGCTATTACTATGGCGCCGGGAACGCAATGGGTTACTCCTACTCAGGTAGCGAGCTACTCAAGGCTGACAGTCCTATGCTGTCCACAACTGCTGGTACATACCAAGCAATCTATGGGCGCAAGGTCTGGTCGCAACTGAACCAAGAGTTCAACGCATTCAGCATCCTACCCAAGAAGCCTTGGGACAGGTCAGGATGGAGAGTCATTACAGGCAAGCCAAACGGCGGTGCCCTACATGGCGGAGTTGCAGAAAACGCAACACTGCCAGACACAGTGAAGCCTACCTTCCAGCACGTAGCTGCAAAACCAAAGACGGTCGCACACACGTTCGACATGTCCGAGACAGCTATCTTCCTAGCAGACAGAGACGACGGATTGGGAGACATCCGCTCAGTCCTAAAGGAAGAAATGGGCAAGCACCACGCTGAGATGGTCAACAAGATGCTTCTAACAGATGTTACCACTGCAGCAGCTAACAACTTTGAGTCGCTGGACAGAGTTACCACTGGAAACACATCAATGACCTCTGGTACCCACTACGACGCTGGAGATGAGGACATCTACTCCATTGACAGAAGTGCTAACACATGGGCTTTCGCAGAAGATGAAGCTAACAGCTCAAGCACAAACAGGACACTATCCCTAGACCACTTGGACACATTGTTCCAGCAAATCTGGGAGCGCGGTGGAAACCCCAAGGTCATCCTAACAGGATATGACACCCTAATGAGGCTACAGCAGTTGCTACAGTCCCAGCAGAGGTTCATGGAAGAGAAGAGAGTTACCCCAACCTACAACGGTGTAAAGGGTGTCCCCGGTGTAGAGGCAGGGTTCATCGTGGCAACCTACAACGGTGTACCAATCATCCCAACCAAGGACATGCCAAAGGACAGCCTAAGCAGGATGTACTTCCTAGACACAGACTACGTACACTTTAGCACAGCTATTCCTACGCAATACTTTGAGAGCGGAATTGAGACTGGTGACCCATTCGCCATCAACAGACTAGGACAGGAAGGACTGTACCGAACTATGGGCGAGATATGGACCACTTTCTTTGGAGCGCACGGGAGCATTCGTGACCTAAAGTGAGGTTGCAGAGGAGATAAAAAAGAGGTGAAATGATATGGCAGCAACAACACACAGAGGAATAACATACACGACAAGCGGCAGCGCAACTACCACGGTCAACCTAGACCTTGGTCTATGGGCTGGTAGCGACGTAGACGAGACACTATGGCTCGACGGACAGGCAACCGCTGGTTACCCCGGTAACCTAGACGGTTTCCAAGCAACTAACACACAGGTGACCGACAGAAGGAGTCCAAGACTTCTCGCTGTTACGATGAACAGCGCTCTAGCCGAGGGTGAAACACTAACCCTAAGCGGCGAGTGCAGCAAAATCTTGACAGTGGTAGGACAGCACGCAGACGCAACTGCTAACTTTGCAGTGGTAAAAACCAGCGACCTCGTGCTTACCTTCGACATAGAAGCGACAACTGACGGTACTACCAACGACACGAGCGGAGCAGAGCTACTGCTCATAGTGGTCTGAGGTGGTCTACTTGCCCAGTCTTAGGTATAATGGCAAATCCTTCTACGCAAGGAGCCCCGATGCATACATGCCTGACTTCACCAGAGGTGAGGTTAGGGAGGTTTCGCAGGGATGGGTCGATACTTACCGAAGATTTCTGGTTGAGCCATCTTGGACACTGCTTGGGGATGAGCCTCCTCACCACGATGAGGGTGGGGACGGCATCCCCGACAGTAGTTGGAGAAGGCCCGAAATAATGTCTTGGTTGGCTGAAAGAGGTATAGTTCCCACAGCGACATACACCACAAAGAGCGGCGCTTTGAAATTAGTTGAGGATTATCTAAATCCTGAACCGGCAGTAGTAGCACCAGTCGAAGAAGAGGTAGTAGAGGCCCCTCCAGTGGAGGAAGTCTTAGAAGAGGCAGCACCAGTTGAAGAGCAAGAATTGACAGAGGAGTGATGAAAAAATGGCATTTGAGAGTACAATAGACACAAGACCACACGTAATGGGTAACCTACTAATGGTTACTGGGACCTTCACAAACGGCGGTAGCGATGCAGGTGGAAGCATAGACCTCTCTGGTCTATTAGCTGACATAGTAGCCTGTAACGCAGTTGCAGGAAGTAGCACCGCTGGTACAGGGGCTGGAGTCGATGGGGTGTTCGCACTCATTAACGGCACCAGTCTAGTCATTCAGAATGTGAATGGACAAGACGGTACATGGTTTGCTATGGGACACCGCAGTTAAGGCGGTGACCTAAATGGCTAATCTAACACCGAAGTACAAAGTCGTTGGACCCTTCTCACCGAAGGAGTTCAGTGATACGTCTACGCTGACAACGACCATTGCTTCGGCAGTGGGTACGTTGAGTGATGCGTCGAGTACGACTAGTCTAATTGCCTCGGACCCTTTCATGGTCTTGGGCAATGTTTACATTCTGGTAACATACGTTTGATGGTGAGGGGTATGAATGGGTTTCGATTTGCAGACTCTCGATATTGACGACATCGAAAGGGCTCAGAAGCAGAACATTCGTTCAGATACTCATTATCAGGCTAATGTAGTGGTTGATGAAAAGAATCCCCTAAAAGGGGCGATTCGCAAGCAAAGAGCAAATGCCAAGAAAGCCGCCGATGTACTCAATATAGGCTCAGGCACTCGATGTACGCATTGTGGTCTTCTCCATTTTATGTGGAGAGAAACCTGTGGCTCCTGTAGAAAACCCATGAACTATAACATGGGGGTCAAAGAATGACATTTCAGTATTCTTGGGATTTTCTCAAAGCCAAGAAAAAAAAGAAGAAATCAAAAGCTGGTACGAAATTTGTTAGACTACAAGACCGCACTGGTCGTGGTGGAGCAAAACTTCAATCACTAAATCAATATTTAACTGATATGGCTAAGAGTATATATCTACGAGAAGTAGCTCCAAATTTGGGTCCTGAAATTTTCAAAAAACCCGCAGATGTGCCACCGCTCAAGGATGGACTTGATAGGTCCAAACCCAAAAATCAAATAATGATTGATAGACATTCACAAGCTACCGATGAATACGAAAGAAAAATGAAAAACTATCGACATTTCTGGGACCAAGCGACTAAAATTAGAAGTGGCTTAAGGAGTTATTATGAGAAAAATGGTCATGATGCATTCATGAGGGAATTCAAGGATTATGCAAAGCCAGCTTCTGAAGTAGGAAAACTAACTGGTGCAGAGTCAAGAGCTGTTAGAACTGGTAGAATGGATGCTTTGGATAGGCAATTGACCTCAGACCAAATGGAAGCTGAGAAACCAGTAGACCCTATTGAATATTTGAAAAACAGATTGGCTTCTAAGACGCCTGAGAGTGAAAGTGATATCAATTCTTTGATGACGGGTTTGTTGAGTCAAATGGGTCCCGATGCTTTATCTGACTCTGAGCAAAAAGAATTAAGAAATGTTTTAACACAAAAGTATAACATACAACCAGAATCTATGGCTGATAAACTAAAGCGAGAGTTGAACGTAGAGCGTAGACAAGCAGAGGTGTTCAGACCTACCACAGAGGAAATGATGGCCGATTTGGATAAATTGCCCGAAGACATAGACTTTCAGACAGGGACAAAAGCTCTCCTAGAAGGTTTTCAACCACAAGGAATGCAGGACATTAACAAAAAGGCTTTTTCTTTACTAAGTCTTATGAATCCTGAACAAAGAACTGACGATTCTTGGGGTAGGATAAGAAATGCTCTTGCACAAAAATATGGTTTCGATGTCCCTGAAGCATCTCCAGCGGCTAATATAGCAGCTGCTAATTTAGCGAGAAATCCAATTCTACCAAAACCATCAGAGGAAAGACCACCAGTGATGCCACCGGAAGGTCAAATGACACTGGACCAGTTTGTGAAACCACCCACGAGAAAACCACCAGTGAGGGTTTCTAGACCTGTTCAAGAGAAAGTAAAGGAGCCCGCGCAATTAGCACAAGAACAATCTGATAGGCGTTTCGATGAGAGACAAGCGAGGACAGAACAATTCTTTGCACCTGAACCAAAACCTGCACCGAGCGATGAACTTACTGATGAACAAAAGGCAAGAATAGCAGAAGCTTATCCTGACATATTCGATGCGAGTGGCAACCTTTCCCAGACAATACCTGAGCCCAGTCCTTCGTCTCAAGGGGCCGGTTCTGCTAATGAAATAGCTGATATATTCAACCAGCTATTCAGAGGACAACAAGGAGCTGGTCAATAATGCCACAGGTTTTCAGTCCCGGTGAGGCAGAAACAAGACCCTTAGACCCAGATGCGATAGTTTACACCACAGCTCAAAAAGTAGCCGATTTGCTTGAGATAGGTCCACAAGAGGCAGTAGCGGTATCTAATGACTCAGACTCAGATGGCGTCTACGTTACGGGTGCTGACTTCCGTAACATAGGATTCTCGGTTGACGATACCATACTCATATACAGTGACGCTGACCCTCTTGGCGTAGAGAGGACTATTTCCTCAATCACCACCTCAGTCAATGGCGTCAATCTAAATTTCTCAACCACTATAACGGCGGCTGATTACCAGTCTGCTGACAATACTTTTGTACAAAATTTAGCATCTTTCACAAATGGCAGGACTAGAGGAGTAAAGAGGTCGAAGGTAGAGGAGCTAATCAAGAGGTCCCAAGACAAGATAGACAACATGACACACAACTCTTGGAGGCCAAACTTGGTTATGGCTGAGTACATAAACTTCGACACTTACAAACCATATAGAAGAAGATACTATACTGACTATGTTGGAACCACCCCTCTCCTCTTTAGAAACGTACAACAGATGCTCAGAATAGAGCTTTGGCAGGGCGATGACTACAGAGAGATAGGCGCTTCTGAGGCTAGAATAAAGATACCAGATGGCGTTAGAGCTATCTCTGGTTCAATCGTTATGTCACCGGGTAACGGTTCTGCCGCTGTGTTGACAGCCGGTACTGCAACAAACCAATGGAGAGCTGATTTCGATAAGATAACCACAGCACAGAACCTTGCTGACTTAATTAACAAGGAAGATAGAGTTAGTAAGGCGGCGGTTGATTTTAGCCCAGCTTTCACCTTAGAGGGTAGCACATCCAACGTAGCTGTGAATAATGAGTTCCTAGCTACAGCTAATTCAGATTATGGTAGCGGTCATGTTAAGGTAACTAGCATGAGGTCAACACAAGCTGGTGAGTCATGTAGCTTAGTCTCAACTGATAGTAACGTTACAATAGAGCAGACAGCGATAAAAACAGCCACTTTCAGTGGTCTAGTTAGCACCACCATAACTGTGGACAGCACCAACGGTTTTGTTGATGCAGGTGTGGTTGTTGACTCCAGTGGTGATGTCTTCCGATACACAGGGAAAACAGATACTACTTTCACTGGATGCGTGATAGTGGTTGGGTCAGCTCTCTCAGACATAGCTGGAACTTTGACACAGCACATCATGCAAGTGGACTTGCAGGGTGGAAGTGCTAGTGGGGACAGAGGTAGACTCAGAGACTACTGGTTGGACCATGAGATGGGAATTGTTTACTTCAATAACTCATATCCTTTCTTTGAGTGGAATGCTGTCAAGGTTTCCTACGTCTATGGTGAAAGATATCTTGAGAAAGCCATCGAAGATATCTGCACAAAGATGGTTGCCATCGATATACTGATGAGTGACGATAGGAGTGTGTTGATACCAGAAGGCACTCAGAACGTCGATTTGACATCAAAAATACAGCTCTATAGGCAGGATATCGATAGAATGCTCCCTCGATATGTCGAGGTGGTAGCCTTTGAGTGATAGGGACTTCGCAAGAGTAACGATAGATTCTCTTCATGAAGAGTTGGACAGTGCTTTCAAGAACAATGACATCCAAGAAGAAATCAGTCAGGTTGTACTTTACAACGATGATGATGTCACTAAAGGGTATAGGGAGATGGTGTTAAGACAAGAGTTGGGAGTATATGCCTACAAAGAAACCGATGATGGTTTTTTCACATCAATGAATAATCCTGTTTCGGAAGAAGAGATGGACAAAGTGCTTGACAATGTAGATAAGAGAATGATGACAGAATCCCCAATTCTCTTTGAGAATATGATGCACAATGTTGCTGGTAAGATACTACCAGATAAGGACAAGATAACTAGGAAATCTAGGAGGGAGATGTAATGGTAGCCACCTTCAAAGAAGGAATTGATGTTGTAGTTGATTTGCTTTCAGGCTCTTGGAATCGTGGCAACACTGACAATATCAAACCGATAGTCGTAGACATAGCTAGCACCGATGCGGAAAGAGGCAAGAGGTTGGATTTGAACAAATCGGACTTTGTATTGGTCTTTGAGACTGCACACAACGAAGAGTTGCCTGAGTTGCTTTTTGATTTCGTCACTACTAGGATAAACATAACAGTCGATGCTAGGACAACGCACAGTCGTGAGAGACTTAAGAAAATTGAAAACGAGATAAGAAGATTAGTTCATACAAAGAGAAAGGGGGACGGCACAAACTTCGACAGACTCGTTTACAAAACCCGCACGGATTTGTCTGATAGGAGCAAAAAACTGTTCAGAATGACCTTCCAGATAGAAGTGATTATCTTTGCGGAACTAATCCCATGAGGTGAGAGAGAGCATGCCGTCCACAGTGTATAAGGGTGACCTGACAGAAATATCGTTCGGGCACGAGTCTGGACTCACTTTGAAATCCGATTATGACAATAATGGTAGCTTAGGTTCTGGTCTTCGTTTTCACTTTAAGATTCAGGCTGAAAGTGAAAGTGAAGATACTACTACCATAAGATTGCAGAAAGGAGCAACAGATACTCCAGTAGAGGGCGGTGTGATTGTCTACCCACTTGGGATGCTTGTTGGTTCAGAGCTTGTTTTCTCAGGTTTAGCAGGTAATTTCAACTCAAGAGACAATTTTTCTGAGGATGGTAGAAGGTACACGATAGTGTCAGACGCTCGTGGTGCAGACTATACTGATTTGAAAATCACACCTAAGATGCTGAGTGCCCAAGCTGATACTTGTACGACTGTGGATACTACTAACGGAACAATTCACATCATGCCTTTCAAGACACCTACTTTAGACGTTGATTCTGTGTACCACGCTAATGCTAATGCATCGTCAGAATCAGTTCTCACTGACCAGTTTGCTGGTTTAATCAATACCATATCGTTACCTGAAACTAAAGTTGACCTTAAGAGAATGCATGTGGTTGGCTTAGGTAGGGACGTAGCAGTGCAAGTGCCCGGTAGATTCACCAACGTAGGCGGGGCTTTTGAGACTGCTATGCACAATGCTAGGTGGCTCTACTACGCTTTGGGTCAAGAGGCCGTTCGTTTAGATGACCCACCACCCACTACAACTTACAGTATAGCTGGTGCGGTAAATGTCGGTGCTAATTTTATACAATATGGTGGAAGCACTAGCGCTCCAACGCTTCCTAGCGGTGACACTGTTGCCGCTGGAGATTATGTTTTCATAAACGACACTGATACAGTAGCTCTACATCTACACAAGGATGTCGGCTCAAGTCCCGTGACATATGGTTCTTCAACTAGTATTGGACCGGAGGACCTAGTAACACAAGCTAGGAAATACGAAGTGAGGAGAATAGCGGCAATAAGGCACAATGGCTCCACTGGAACTCACTATATATGGCTAGATGGTCCCTTGGATTTCTCGCATGCAGATAATACGACAATAGGATTCGCTGCATACGACAGCGCTACCACAAAAGCTCCGATAATGAGTACGGCAGAAAGCACCTTTGGGACTATCACTGACCCCGTAAACAGGGTTCTCTTTTCAAAATCAGAGGTTCCGTCCTTTGCTTTGGAGGTCAGTGTGAGGAGAAGGGACAATCAAGATGATGACGGTACTACAGGTGAAACTGTTGATGGTGGAGCTAGTGATGCGAAGCAACTCACTCGTGTCTTCCGTGGTTGTAAGGTCAAGGAATTCTCAATGACCGCTGATACAGATGCTGCCGTCAAGCTCAATTTAGGATTCGATGCAGCACTTTGCTATACGGACACTGGTAGGCTTGAGAGTAGCAATAAGGGTGATAGGTACAATCCACATAGGATATTTGAGGATGTAGCCAATACTGAACTAGCTAGAAGAATAGCTGGTATAGGCAAGAGAACCCAGAAGCCCTTCATGTTCTACAATGGCATCATACAACTCGGCGGTGTAACTCTTGGACAAGTAGTGTCTTTCGATTTGAAGGGCAAAACCGGGGTAGCACAGCATTACACCATATCTGGTAATAACATAGCCAATGCCGCTACGGACCAGATACCGTTTGGTGGTGCTAGAAATGCCAGTCTAGCCATAGAGGGCAAGACTGAGTACGAACTAGATATGGAGATAATAGTCGATGACCCTACCTTGTACCATCAAATGAGAAGAGCTGTGGAGAGCTTTGATGATACCACTAAATTCGTTAGACTGTCCTTCACCAAGCAAGGGGCTGAAGCCTCCTCTGGTAGAGAAAGCATGGATATAGTGATGGATGACTACTTCATCACTGAGGCCCCTCTGCCGATACCTGATGACAAAGGGCCACTTCGCTCAAAACTCAAGATTATGCCAAAGACACTGAGGGTCTTCACCCAAGACACAGTGTTTCACTATTAGGAGGAAACATGTTACCAAGAGCTGGAACCAGAAAATGGAAGTTCCGAAAGCTAGGTGCATCGGGTTATGTCGATTGGTTGAACGGTATACTAGGTAAGGAAGTCACTGTTGAAGGGCGTATGTCAAGAAAGCAGATTGACGAGCTAATGATAGATGTGATAGAAACTCCCCCTTGGGTAGAAGCCGCTTTAGACTCTCTTAAGAAAAAGGAAGTTGTCGAAGAGGTTGATGGTATCGAGCCCTCATCCGAAGACGAGAAAGAGGTTGTTGAAGAGATACACGAGGAGATACAGGAGGAGGAGATTGAAGAAGCTCCTTTGGAGGTTGTTGAGGAAGTAGCCCCTCCAGAGCCTGAGCCTGAGAAAGAAACAGTAATTATCTCAGTTGAGCAACCATTTGTTGCTGTAAAAGATTACAATTCCATGACAGTACGTGAATTGCGCGAAGTGTGCAAAGAGCGTAACATCACCGTTAGAGGTACGAAGTCCGAGGTTGTCCTCAGACTCAACCGATACGATGATGGTATCATGGAAAACGCCGCAACAGACGAAGCTGATGCCCCCTCGGAAGAGGCTGTAGATGCAGAGTCGGATGCCCCCTCGGAAGAGGCTGTAACCACAGGTGATGAAAATGCAGATAGCAGACAAGGAGATATTATTGACGAAGAGGAATGAACAAAAACACGTATTGAGCGCCAGTCGGGACAATCCTGACTTGAAAATGGAGGTGTGGACTCGTGATGTTACATTCCTCGACATGCAGAACGCCGCTCAAACCATGTTTAAGATGGAGAATGATGGTACGGCCAGCTTGGATTTGGAAGGGTACTGGAGGTACGCTTTCAGGCACTGGGTATTGAGGACCAACCCCTCAATGACACCAGATGAGTTAAGCGACGTAAATGCTTACATTGGTGAGCAATTATCTTCCATACTTCCCAAGCCCACTGAGCTGGCGGAGGCGATGCAAGGGGGTTTTACGAAAGCGAACAACTGAGGATTCAGAGGTATCTGGAGCAGAAGAACTACACTGGTAAAGACGCATTGGTTCTTCAAAATCAGTTGTTCGCCTATTTCGTAGCGAAACATTATGGCATATCGATAGCAGAGGTTTTAGAAATGAGCATACCAGTCTTCCAGCAATCACTCACTTGGGCTCTTGCCATGCAGGACCGTGACAACAAAGAAAGAGCTAGACAAGCCTTGGAAAGCAAGACTGGTAACGAAACCATTACACTCGACTACTCCTTCCTAAACTCGGAGGAGTTCTGATGGTAGCGTTACTAACACTTAGAAACGCTCTTGTCGAAGTCAATAGATTGACTCAAACAAGCAATCTTGGAGTCAGCGTCTTATCTGGTTTAGTCACTGGTATAGGCGGTGCATTTAGTGCTGCCTTCGGCATAGCCTCTGGTGCAGCAACTACTGCTTTTGACATCATAGCGGATTTGTATAACACACTCATAAAGCCCGTAGTCGATACACTTTCAAATCTGAGCATACCGACTTTCAATCTAGTAAACCCATTCACCATTCTAAGAAACGAGCTAGAAGATATCAAAACTCTTATTGACAATATCAAGGACTTTAGCCTCACCGATGTAGTGACCAATTTAGCTCCAGACTTCATAGCTTCCCCCGTGAAGGCGATTACCGCTGCTGGTGGAGCATATCAAACGGCATCCAATAATCCTAATTTTAGTTTTACCATAACACAGAATTTGAGCGGTATATCAGATAAAATGGATAAGAGGAAACTAGCTGGAGAAATAGCTAACGAGATGTCGAGGCAGTTCCAGAGAAGATTAGGTGTTTTACCGGGTAGCGGGGGCTTGTTCTAATGGCTACTGGGACGCCAATCCGTTTGGTTCGTGAGGACGGCGGTTTGATATCCCTGAATGCCACTCAGATAGCACTGTCTACTGAAAGAGAATTTGGGCCGAACTCAATGCCCTTCGCTGGCAGTCAGCGCCTTGCCTTAGACTTGAACATAAACAAAGCCATAATCAGAATAGATGGTTTCTTTTCTGATGATACTCAAGCCACGGGAGCGGCCGCTGCTGAAGCTAAGATAAATTTTAATGTTAACACACAAAACCAAAGTTTCGTCTCATCTAATAATCTAGGCGCTTGGTATTCTTCATTCGGTTCAACTACTAACAATATAACCTTACAAGCCACAGATGGAACAATTTCTACTATAACTCTTACAAAAGACACTGATGTTACTACTAATTACAATACGTCCACTAATGTATTAAAAATCAATACTACTAGCACTACTGCAACACAGTTAGCCACTGCTGTTAGTCAAGCCATAAATGACCAGCACTCCTCATTCTACACAGCCTCACTCTACGATGCATTGGATAGGGATGGCAATTCACAAACTAACTCAGGTGTCTTGATTAAGCAAGTAACTAATGGAAAAGCTGGTAATAGCAAATCTACTCCTACATTTTCAAATTCAGGGTATAATTTCTATCCACCAAAAATAGAGAGTTTTTCAGGTGGTAGAGATGCTGAACAGAAGTCAGCAGGGGACAAGGCTCAGGACTTGTATTCCATAGTCAATAACAGTAGCAGAACGCTTAGGAAAGCAGCTTTTGACCGCTTACCTGATTTCCTCTTTCTTCTTGGTCCACATGGTGTTACTCATGGTAGAGAGCTTATACCTGATTTTATTTCAGGTGGTTCTGGTAGCGATTACATAGTAGGAATACAAATTCCCTACAATAGCAAAATAGAAGCCGGTAATAATGAGTATACTGCCAAGAACTTCTTCATGCCCACTGGTTTCTATAATAAGAATGAGAAGGACTCCACGAACGCAAAACCCGCAGGAGTTGAGTTCGATGAGTCAAATGACTTCACGGGCATTCAAGGGGGCATCTCGTCTATGGACATAATATACGATGCTGGTGAGGCCATTTACAACTATACAATGACTTTCCTACCTGCTGATGCGATGCTGTGATTTTATGACTGTACTGGGGAGAAGGAATCATGCGTTTTTCTTCGATGGTGTTAGCGATAGCATAGTAGTTCCACAAGGCGATTTCTCAAGCATCGGAAAAACTAATCCAGAGGGTCAAGAAGATATCAGGGGTCTTCTCAATCCAGAGCCTAGAGGTGGTTCTGAGTCCATAACATCAGGGCTTTTCAACGAGGAGATTACAATCGAGACTTGGCTCATGCCAGACCAAGGAGGCACTGTCCTTGAGAAGAGTGGACAGTACAAGCTTTCAGTTGGCAAGATACAAGAAGCCGCTCCAGCTACTTTCACAATAGAACTGACCAATGGCGAGGCAGTCGAATCTCACACAATCACAACCGGGAGTCACAATGGTACTAGGTACACTGGTGCGATATACCCATTGAGTGAGCAAAACGGTATGTTCGATACCAAGGACAGCGGCCTGAATAGAAATCACAGACCACTCCTAAATGTCGTAGCTACGTATCGTTCTGGTAGGATAGAGCTTTACGTCAATGGAGTTCTAATGGCTAGAAAAATTCTGAAGGACAAATCCTTGAAATTAGCAACTAGTAGTGAGAATCTCTACATTGGTGGCAAGGGTGGTGAGTACAGGGGAGTAATAGAAGCCATACACATAACCAATGACTTCAATCCAGACTTTACTGCTAGAACTGCGCCATTAAGAAGAGCCTCCACCATGTTGCTCTATAGATTTGAGGAGCCTATAACGACGTATGATGATGTCTACACACTTGCATCTTCGGCATCATCCGGTGCCACTAGTATTTCCATAAGCACAACTGAGGCTGCAGCATTAGCGACAAAACTCACAGGCTCATCTGTCACAAGTGGCACTATCACCTTCACATCTTCACCATACACAAGTGGCAACTACAAGGTCCTGCAAAGCACATCATCCGGTGTTACCCAACACGATGTGGCTCATGTTCCATACAATCTACTTCTGAAGCCAGTCGGTGTAAATGACCTCACACAAGCACCTACTAGCCTCCCCCCTGAGAGAGTCAGACTACAGAGCATAAACGTAGGCACAGGCGCGTTGACGGTAGCTAGCATACATCTTGACTACAACACAGCTAGTAATGGACAAAGGGGCTTGCTTCATGACCACGCTAGTGGGGTTCAATTCGTTGTGATAGGGGCTGACCTTCTGTTAGACTCTGGTACAGGTAAACCGTACCAACCTCCTCACTATTCCTCAAAGGCCATTGATAGAACTGGTCAGATGGTTATAGACGAAGGACCTTTGGGACAACATGGTTTTGTCTACTCCTCACAAATGGCGATTAGCACTGATTCACCGAACAATCCCTACGCAGTGACTTGGCCCACTACCATATCGACTGAGTTATCAATTGGTCATTCCGGGCGTCACACTCTCAATCATGTTGATGGTCACCACTATCTCAGGATGCTACCAAAGCCAAATGAGGAAATAATAGACATGGAAATCAATGGTGTGGCTGATAAATACAAAGCGCTCTATGTTGACTCACAACAAGGTATAGCAGAGCAGTTGCCCGTAAACACAGAAGTAAGCATTCTAAGAAACGTAGGTCAGTTCACAGTCAATAGGGTGGTCAGTAGTACCACTGTGAACACAATCTACAACTCTCATCAAAGCACTGGTAGTACGGCTAATGGAATGAGAAAACTCATAGCAATAGGTGGAACTAAGTTTGACTTCACTCCTTTTTTCCTAAAAGCACCAATACATGACAAGGGTGCAACATTAGACTCGACTGTAAGAACTCATCATCTAAGACCAAGCAAGACCAGTAGGGTGGCAATCCTAAACGTACCAGCTCTCTCAGGTTCTGACTACAACATGTCCCCTTATGTTGAGATACACTACAACGCCATAGACTTGAGTGGCGCTAGCATGGCAACAGAAAACAATGTTGCTTGTCTAATGGTAGAGAAGACCGTACCAGCCGGGGACACAGCCATCGGCACTGGTGGAGCTGCTACTACTATCTATGATTTGATTGATGCTCAAATGGGGACTTTCACAGACGCTACCTGTGATACCAATCACACTAGCGGTCTTAGTGATGGCTCAACCACCAGTGTAAGGCACATCACGATGGATAGCACTTCTTCCTTAGTAGTGGGAATGGAGGTTTCAGGGACTGGCATACCTTCGGGCGCATTTGTAAGTGCTATCAATAACTCAACTGCGTTTACACTCAGTCAGGACACAACGGCCACTAACACGAATACCACATTGACATTCACTAGAGTTGGTTTGACATTGCATGCACCCGGTGGCTACATAGACATTAACACTGATGATTTCGCACACAAGCAGGAGCTTTTGAACCCGCATTCCCTCTCAGGCGATAACAGTGAAGGCTTTGATGCCGATTTGACTCTAGACGAGTCGTTAACACCCGGTAGTGGTTATACTCCATATGCCTCTGATACCAACACAAACACCACACCCAGTGTGATAGAGGATTCCACCAGTAAGACCACTACACACGAGTCTTCATTCCACAAACTCTTCTTTGACCCTTTGCCATCAGAGAAGGACCTAGTTGATTTTTCTGATTTTCAGAGAATGGATGTCGTATCATCCGGCTCTAACGCTGGTGAACCAGACGTATTGGTTACTTCTTCTAACTCACCCATATACGAGTCCTTTGACATCATAGACAATGTGGAGATAAATACAGTTGACTCAAACATGAGATTGATAATACATCCAAGCGACAGGGCTAGAACCAACCAGTTGCACTACGCTCAGGATGCACTCAATACCAAGGGAACCCCAAATGAAGTGTCAATTCATTACATGATGTCCCGTGCTAAAGTGAAAGGTGTATTAGAGGAGGATAACGTAGAGGGTAGAAGCTACACCACTGTCGAATGTTGGGGCTTACAGAACAACATCGGTAGCAGAAACATCTCAGCAATTAGCTCAGGTAGCCCTGACTCCAACGTGGTCAAGGAGATTGAGCCTAATGCTCCCGTTGTTTCTGTCACTCTTGGAGGGCCGGGTCAAGGGGGTGTTGATACCAAACCCACTTTCACCAAGAGCCCCTTCAGTCACAAGCCCTTCTCAACTAGGAGGGCGTATGCTGTTGCCACAAAGCAATTTGAATACAATCACATAAGTGGGGCTTTTATCATTACAGTGCAACCGCTTAATAATCAATCATCTGATATGAAGAGCTGGGGTACCTTTGGTTTTCCTAATTCTGGTAGGGTTTACTTTGCTGATGGCAGTAGCGCCAAATACGACTCAAGAAGCTTGACTACATTCACTTTTTCCAATGCTACTGCTGGCAGTGGGGACTTCATCACATCTGATGGGAACGAGTTCACTGGTATTCTACCGTTGTTGAAAAACATAGGCGTGACAACTAATTCAGCCACTGGAGTTAGTGGTACGTTCGCTTTCAACGCCACTCTCTTCAGTGAGCCTGACTTTGGCGATGAGTCGATGATAGACAACGGCACAAACGTGAATGACAGAATGTTCCAGTCCCTCAGTGATATCTCACATGACTATCAGCTTGGCACTCAGTACGCCAGCACTAGGGCACTTGTTGAGATACCATTCTTCTCAAACCAGTTCTTCGATAATCCAGACAGTGGCACATTCGTTGGACCCGGCAATGCCTTCAAGATTCATCTCGACGCCACTCACACGGCACATACCTACAATCCCAGCCCTGTGGGTAGAAGACCGAAGGGTATCGAGCCAGCAGACAGGGAGGCTAACTCGGCTTACTCAATCTCCATAGCTAAGGGCGAGCATGTGCCTTACAGTAGAATAGTGAAATGGGATTCTTCCAACAGAAGGATATACGTTGAGGATGCATCGAAGTATCCAAACCCGCCGGATAACAGTGGTAGAACTGGTTCTTTCAAAAATCTGACATCAGTGCCAAGATACAGAAGGGCATTTTTGAGCAGTGGCGAATGGGTGGTTTATGAGAGCGTTGATACTTCTAACAACTATTTGACTGTACCAGCCAACTTGTCATATGTGTTTTCGACTAATTTCCTCAATGAACTCAGGCGCTCTGAAAGACTACCTCTGCTCGTTGGACTACACGATGACACAGCTACGGCAATGGCCTCAGATGTTTACACTCCGTCATCTGACTTTGAGAATAGAGGTGAGTATTATTATGACCAAGCCAGCGCAATGACGCAGGGTGGGAATGTTGACTACGGACTCAGGCAGTACGTCAGCGCTGTTTCTTTCAAGAGTGGTCCCGAAACCAATCCGCATGCTCCTCGTGTTGAACCTAAGAGGGCAAAGGGAGAGATTGTTGGGATTAATGCCGAGAAGACCACAACTGATGGAGGGAACACGTATGTTGTATCACTTTCTGAAGAGGACTTTGCTCGCTTTCCTAATCTTGGTAGCCGCAATTCTAATACAGCGAGCGGGGGTACAATAGGCAGTCTATTGTATGAAGCTGTAGTGGATGTGAATGGCACTGAATACAGGTTTCACTACTACGGCCATCTTGATGAAATATCTGGCACTAGTAGTAACACTGCCATACCTAACTCAGCGATAGTCATAGCACATTACGAGAAGACGGGCAGTTACTTCACGCCTAGTGATTTGATTGGCTCTGAGGTTGTTCTCAAGCAGAGGACTAGGAGAATAATGTACGATGAGTACATAGCTGCTTACGCTGGTGGTTCTTTCACCAATAACATACCACCTGCTCTAAGCACTGTAGACCCTCTGTACAGGGAGCTTTTGAACAACATTTACTTCGGCGCTGTTTTTGACTCCTCGGTTTCAGGTGGCGGTGGCACTACACTAACAGTCACTGGGACGAACAGTGTGAACGACCTGTTTGATTTCAACGTGCGAAAGGACGACAAGATATTCTACAAGTATGCAGATGGTCTAGGTGATGTCAGAGTAGGATTCTTAGGAACCGTAACTGAGCATATAGCCGATACCAACGCACTCAAGTTTGAGATTGACACAACCAATCTTCATAGCACCGTAACAACTCAACTAGCCGCCGATGGTGGGGCTCAGATTGGGGTCTTAGTCAACGACTTCAAGGATGTTGATGCAGTCCTAAACGCTACTTGGTTGAATCCATATGCACCGGGCGGGCTAAGGGATGGCGACACTATCTGGGCTAACATGTCTTACAATAATCCACATGCCGTTGAAGGACTCTTTGCCAAGAGCAGGGGTGTCTACAACGAGGGGGAGGTCTGGAGCGAGTTCAATGGCGGGGAGGGTACTTTAGCCGCTAGCAACCCCAGAGATAGCATACCGTTGGAGAACTTCCTGATAGGTGCCAATGCCCTTGAGACTGCCAGAAACTACGCTCAACACGTCAATAGAACGATTGAGGAGAACTATGTGTCTCTTGGTCTATCAGCTTCTCTAGCACCCACTGTGGCATACGTAGACCCATATCTAGCCAACGAGGGACATGCTAGGGTCTTGCTCTATGATGTTGTACATGACAGGGAGTTCATTGCATTCCAAGACATTCACATGCAGGTTCAGTCATCGGCTGATGCTACTCACATAGGTTGGAACAGGCATGTCGTACAGGGCAGTCCGGCTGCTTTGACGGATTTGGCTACTCACCTCCCAGCTACCAACGGTGCCGCTCCGTATGCTTGGACCACACAGATAGACGTAGCCAATGGTTTTCCTTCTCAAAACAGGTATATTCGCTCAACACAGCAATCCAAGTTCATAGAGAGCGCATATGCACATGACTTAGCCAACAAGCAGAGCGATGACCTCACAGGTCAGACTGTTTATTCTGACAATGCCACACAAAACAATTACTCCAGATTGTTTGGTAAAGCACATGGCCATCACGTCCATGTAGGCTTCAGCATAAACGGACCTTTATCGAATCAATCCTATTCATTCAGCACTCCTCCTAGAACACAGGAAAGCGTAACTACGCTGAACAGAGCCATCGACAGGCACTCCCTATCAAGAAAAAGTGCTAGGAGCTTCATTGACTCGTTGGTTAAGTTCAGAGAGGTATCAGGCAAATCACTACGTGACCCATCCACATTCTTCGATACACCAGATGGCACTCGTGTCATACCAGCCTTCCTCTGTCTCAAGGGCATTCGCTCTAGCTCACTAGACTTAAGCAGTCACGCAGAGGCTAACCAGAGCAGTGGGCTAAGAGGCATCAAACACCTACCACAATGGACTGACATGGATTTCGTCAGAAGACTCACAATAGATGCAGGTGAGATAGCAGAGAAGGAAGGCGTTGTTGATGTGCTTTCAGGTGTCACTGAAATAGTCAGAAAAATCAATCAGTATGGTGCTTTGAATGCTAGAATGAGCAAGCGTACCATAGAAGTCTTTGATGGTGGTTTGTCAAGGGCTACTGGTCGTACTATCACTTCGACGGTTGAAGTGGCTGGTGGTTCAGCGCACGACCCTGCTGTGTGGTGGGATGTCAATCAAGCTTTCACAAGCACAGACTCTGGTACTCACATGGGTTATCTAAGGGCACATTTGGGAAGAGAGGTTGAGGATGCTGATGGTAATATCGGCCATACCATAGTGATTCACAGCACAGTTCCCGGCGCATCAGGTAGAAACTTCTGCGTCTGGCTGGACAACAGCACATCTCAGACTACGTACAAGCCAGAGTTCCTGATTGGACACGGCGGTAGGTGGAGGAACTTCTGGGCCCTTCCAGACGAGAGGGAGGGAGAGAACATGCATCCTGCTCCCATGCCTCTTGACAAGAACGGTAGGCCATTCGCCCCAATCACCACGCTCAAGCAGTACATTGACAGCGATGAGAGCGGGGAAGACGTAGTATCAGTAGCTGACATTGGTACGGAGGAAAAGACCGATTTCATGTCTATCTCTGATGTCATAAGCGGTAAGAATCACAACAGCATCAACAGGGACTCCTTTGACTTGGAGGGCAGCACCTCAACTCTGGTCAACGGTCTGAGGATTGGGAAGAGAGCGATATCAAGAATAAACTTCGGTGGTCTGGTCGCAACTGGTGTTCCCGGTTGGGCTCCAGTGGCCGGAACTTGGGGCTTTGGCAAGAATGGCGAATCGACTTACAACGCTAGGTATGGTAGCTCAAGCACAACAAGAACATACTCTTCACACATATCAGCTAATATGCTTGACGAGGAGAACATAGGGAAAGGACAGCTCTACGGCTTCAGATTCAGGGACCATTTGGGTGGTGAGCATGGTATCAGATTCATCTACAGTAGAAGGGGACAGGTCTTCGCCAATACCAACACCAAGACTCCTGATACCCTGCAAGATGAGATATGTGTCTTCTTCGATGACAGGTCCTCTTCTCAGGGTGGCTTTACGGTTGGTACCTCAATGATGGGTTCTGGTGACGCCACTGGTAGGTTAGTTAGCTCATTCACTGACCAGAGTTGGAGGGGCGCTCGTTGGAATGCAAAGCCAGCGCCTGAGATTGCAGTGAGGATGTCTTTGGCTTTCGCATCAACCAGCTTCACTGCTACTTTGAGCGCACCATACCGCTTCACTGATGCTACGTGCGATTACAACAATGACCCGACCATAACCATGGATAGCACCGCATTTCTAGTACCGGGCATGGCTGTGTCGGGAACAGGTATACCCACTGGTGCTACTGTATCTAGCATAACGAATGCCACTACTTTTGAGTTGAGTGCATCTACTACAGGCGGTTCAGTAACTAACGGTACTCTTACTTTCACTCATCCCCATCCTGACATCTTAGGGTATCTCGGCTTCCCACTTGAGAATGGTGTGTTACAGATGACCGATGCCGTAACTTCCCAAGATGACGAAGTTGGAAGAGTGGTATCATATGAGAGAAGGGATGGAAATACCTTCTACAACGTACAAAATGCGCCAGCTACATCTGGAACTGATATTAAGCTAGTATCTCCAACCATCAACTGGAGTTGCTTAGTTACTGATGAGTTGATGAGCGCTGTTACAGCGGCTGCAATAAACAAGGAAGATGCGAATAGCGTTACTTTCTTCGATTGCACTTCCATGTACGCCGCTGATGGTAGAACCTTCGGTGAGTGGGGCGTTACACCCGATGCCATACAGATTGTTGCTTTCAATACAGAGAGGAACGTCACGCCACTTTCAAAGCTATTTAGTGCCGTAGTCGCACCAGACTTGGGGATACAAGCGGCACATCTGGAGTTTGGTGAGATACAGAAAGCTGAGTTGACGGCTGATGGTGTGTGGGACTTTGGTACTAATGATGCATTCACGGATGCTGAGATAGACGCTGGTATGAGAATAGATTGTGGTTACATACCAAAAACTCTGTTGGAAATAAGAACGAAGGGAGTCGGTCCAAACACCAACACAGCCACACCTGTGTTCGTAGATAGCGATAATAACCCAGTTTCTACTGTAGCATGGAGAAAGAATCTCACTGGTGAGTCCTACACTTCCGTATCAGGCGACCACATAATCCCAAAGATAGACAATCCTATTCTACAAATTGACAGAAGCGAGTTTACTGATTCAAATTGGGCCACTGATAATCAATTCAAAACTGTCACAAACGCATATCATTTCCTAATACCAGCTAGCAGTTTTGTCAGTGGCGATGCTTCTCGTTCGATAGGTCAGAAAGCAGTTGTCTATCTCGATAATGAGAAGTACGCTGTGGTTGAAAGTGTGAATGACAGCGCTAGTTTCGCTTCTAACAATAGTATGAAATGGTTTTCCGACACTGAGGTGAATTGGCCCAGTACAAGACCCGCACAAGACGAGTTTTTACATCTGCACCTAGAGAGAAAATTCGCTGGCATACGCTCCATAGGAAGTGTCTTCTCAGAGCCAATAGTCCTCTTTAGAGGCGGTAAGTCTAGTCCCGACCACAGCGTACCACTATTCTTCGGTGGCGGATTCAGTGGCGTTGTCATGGATGTGAATGATGGTAGCAACAATGACTACTCGCAGTTCTACACCCACCCTTACGCTAACGGGCCCACTGGTACAGCGGGGATTCAAAACGCCAACGAGATATCCACTAGCTTCGCAATGTTGGACTGCAATGCCATATTAGCTTTCTTCCCCGGTACAGCTCTGCTCAATCAGCACAGAGCGAGCGCTCTACCTCCATTTTTCAACAAGGATAACGTGTTAAGCACTGATTTGGATATGGGCGGTACGACTTATGCCGCTGGTGTAGTCAAGGCAAAAGCAGTGCCTTTGGTATTGAGGTTCCCTCATCCGACAGCAAGGTATGACGACCATGTGAATGGAGTGGACAATAAGACGACTTACCTTGTTTTTGGTCCCGGTCAGGCATTCCCAATAAGAGAGGAGACATCCGTATCGAATCCAAAAGAACCACATCCGGGTCGTGTGATTACCACTGGTAACTCATTCTCAAAGGTTCCTTTGATGACTAAAGCCTTCCACAATCACATAAACAACGAGGATAGAGATTACCTGCCACCCGATAAAACAGAGTATCTAACGAATGCTGCTTATCATTGGCGTGCTATGGTTAACTGGGAATCACCCGCTGGCTATCCCTTGGGTCGTACATACAAACAGAGGCCATCACACGGTAGAATGTACGGTCAGATGATTTGGGATGAGTCTACTTTTGATGACAGAACACAACCACTCAGGCATACTCCCTTCATTGGTTACGGTATAGCAATGGCAGCAGACACCGTGTTTCACATGGACGGTGGCTTCCATCCCGGTGGTTCTTGGTTAGATGACCAACTTACTTTCAACCCACCAAAAAATGACGCTAGAATATCTGTTAGTGGATATAGCAAAATCAATCCAACTGCTTTCCGTGTGGCTGGAGCGATGTTGAAGAGCATTGTCACTGGTAGCACGACAATAGCCGACAAAGACACCGATATGGAATACATAGCAGTAGATGCTACACGCTGTCAGAATGGAGAGGAGCTTGCTACTGTACTAGGCGCTGCAATAAACACATTCCCCGGAAAAGGCGCTTTGAAGGCAATAGGAGGCACACACATGCCTTCCATGGGTAATGCAATGAGACAAGACAGATACGGCTGGATAGACATAGGCGCAGCAACAGGTACATACCAAAACAGCAATTATCCGTACTACATAGAAAGCGTTGCTACAAGCAATAGGGACCTTCTTGAAAACCTACCAGCTTCAGGTTGGATTAGGGGCGATATCGACAATAGTTCCACAACTAACGCTGCTTCGTATGCATGTTATTTCATGAAGCAGATAATATTGAGTGGAACGGATTTCAAAGCAAGATTCTATCTTGCCCCCAACAGAAAAGAAAATGTTTCATCTGCCGATGCAAATTTCTTGCATGATAATACTGGTGTTACCCCCTCCTCATCAAAGAACCTCTATGTGTGGTCCAAGAGCGGGGTCATTAGATACGACAACGAGAGTGGTAGTGGTCGTGAACATATGACACAGGTTCACTTCTCAGGGATAGTGGATGCTGTAGATAGAACAAAACCAGTAGGAGCTGTTGGATGGCATGGTGAAAGGTACTCCTATCTCAATAGTCTCAAGATTACAACCAGTGTCACAAAAAATACCACCACGACGAATACCACTGGTTATGCCGCTGGTTTAGGGGCGTACCACCCCTTCCTGAATTTCTCTCCATATGGGTCGGCTGGCACTGTGATGAATACATACGGACAACTTCCGCTCATTGCACCACTGTTCGGAAGTCCCGAAAGCACACCACCCATAGACGGTGGGCAAAGTGCTACAAATCAAAAAGGGTATATTGAAACTGACCTCACACAATCTGTAAATATCTACACTGATAACATATTTTCATCATCGTCATACGGTAGAAGTTACAACTACAAAGATGCAGAAGACGCTGCACCAAACAATCTCTTCTCTGACCCAACAAATTATGTGATGTCACACGCAAATACATCGAACACTAGCATTTTACCCGACGAGCTACAAAAATCACAAGGAGTCTACACATCTGCTTTCCTAGTTGTTTCTTATGAAAGCGAGCTAGCACTTGTGGCAAAAAGAGACAGGGACGGTACAAGTGCTGTTGGGGATTGGCTGTATTTGAGACAGGAAGAGGACATCTCTGATTCTGGTACTACAATATGGGATGATAGGATTCACGGTCAGGATAGATACACAGCGCCAGCAAACGCTGGGCCAAACGTAGAGGCTCTGATTGCTGATGGCACAGCAGTTCCAGTAGATACCATAGATGCCAATTGGATTGATGACTTGTTCCCAACTGGAGGGACTCCTGCTTACAAGTACATGCATGGTGCTGTTTCTTCAGATACCAATCTTTCCAACGCCACGCCAGACAGAGCAAAGACTGGTGATTTGATACATGACTTAGATTTTTCACCCGGCTCATTCAATTTACAATCCGATGAAGCAGAAAGAAATGTTGCTGAAGACAAATATTCTGGTACTGCTTACACGGCTGAAACAGGATTCTCAAATCAGTATTGGTTGTCTGATGTAAATGGTTTTCAAACTCAGAAAAAATTTGCTGCAAAGAATTTTTCTGTAGAAAATATTGTTTGGAAAAGAATGGATGGAGGCAACCTAAGTCTACCTACTTTGGATGCTAGAGGGCTTGGTGCAGTGCCTTTCGTGACTCGTGTAAAAAGCAATACAAAATATTTAACTGGAGAAAAAATTTATGGAAATGTGCGTTTTTCGTTTGAAACAACTAATTCCGCTATGATGCCAGTGTTACAAGCACAAGAAATTTCTCAACCACAACTCTCAGAAAAAAATATTTTCAATGTAAAAAATATTTTACAAATTCCAAATGAAGAAATTCAATTTGAGGAAATTTTGGTTGTTGACGATGCTGGGCAAGAGCATGTCATAGAAGGAGGAAGCCCACTTGGTACAATCATCAGAACTTTCAATCTCAGTCAATTTACTTCACAAGAAACAACGACCGTGTTCGATGCTGGTCTTGGTGTCTTCAGTAATGTAACAGAAAACAAGACGGGACCTGCTTTAGCTAATTCTGGACTCAAACCAAGATTAGCGGTGCAACTACCAAATCCGGATAGCATACCGGGCAACTTAGTAGTTCGTTCTGGTTTTGACCCCATACAGGCATATCAAAACGAGACTTTTGGTTCTGGTGGCATGCAACACCCCGGTGATAACTCAACTAGGCTGAGTAGCTTCTATGACACCACATACGGCATTGGGCAGGGACATCCCACTTACGAGGAGGTTGGATGGGAGCATTACGACCCAGTTAACGAAAAATCAAAGGTAGGCGGTTTGGATGTTGCCACTCTCAAAAACTCCTATGAATTGCACGATAGGGCGCTTTTCTTCCATGTTACGAAGATGGGACACAGTAGCACACACAGGTATCCAAACGTGTACACCACTGGTTCTAACTCCGCTGCAAATGACGTAGAAGCGCAGACTCTGACATTCGTTTCTTTCTCCAGTGGAGTTGTCACTGTAAACGCCGCTCCAAACGTACATGTCTGGAAGAGAACTTTCACGGACGCTACATGTGATTACAATAACTCTACCAGTGTATCGATAGATAGCACTGCCTCCCTAGTCATAGGAATGCAAGTTTCTGGTACAGGCATACCAACAGGCGCAACAATATCCAGCATATCGAACAGCACTTCCTTTGAGTTAAGCGCAGCTACTACTGGGGGTAGCGTGACTAATGGTACTCTGACATTCAAAGAAACCAGAGACTTTGGCTCAAGGGAAGAAAATGATGATAGAAGGTACATGAGATTGTACAATCCCACTACCGGAGAAAGCGGTGTAGCTACCTATACAGGTATTTCTGGTAGCACTTTCACGGGTGTAAAGGCTGATGCAAATTTCACAACTCTAGCTGCTACATCTGATACCATGTATCTGGTTCCCTCTTTCTACATACCCGCAGGAAGCAACAGATTCTTTGCGGCAAGAAGACTACGTGACCATGCTGAAGTAAGCGGAAACTCCCCTGATATGGCACATACTGAGTACATCACTAGTGTGACAAACGCTTACGACAGATACACAAAACCCGTAATGACACCCATGCCATATCCAAGAATGGGCCATCATTACGTGAATGCAACTCAACCCATGCTACCGGGCCATTGGGCTCACCCAGTGTACCAGTCTTTGTACAAAAAACACAGAGCCGAGCAAAACATGCTAAGGCAGACAATGGATGGAAAAATTTTGTCGGACGCAATAAAAGCCAGCGCTGAGAACGTGCCGACAAAAAGTGACTTATCGATAGGAAACAGCATAAATCCAATGGAAGCAGAAATAAACTTCAGTGCGATAAACGCTGCACCTAGCGGTCCTTCGGACTTACACGGTGGTGCTTTCACATTAATGTTTGAAACTGCTGTAAAATGGGACGGTTACGGGGTTTTGGGTAGTCAGGGGGATGCTGGTACGATAAACAAGGCAGGTGGACACAGTATCACGTTACAGGCTGCCTCCAGCTACACGCTAGCAAATCACTTCCCAGACCCGGCTGAAGTGGGGGCGTACCAAATTGTCATACAGCCCAATCTTTTCAGCAATCAACTAGGCGGCGCAGATGACACAACCTATGCATTAACAGCTCAACAAGTCAATACGGTCATCGGAATAAAGCATGATGAATCCAACACTGGTGCTATGACACTAGTATTGGCTCGCTCTACTGAAGCCGATGTCAGAGGGTGTGAAGTAATGATAAACGAAATGATGCTGGACATCAATCCTGATTTCGGAAGTCAATTTACAAATATACCAAAACTACTTTTGTACAACCCATATGGTGTAAATTTGAATGAGAGTCCTTCCTTTTCAAGAAGGGGATTCCCTTACTCACCAATGTTTTCAGATTCAACACCCGGAGTTACTTTGAATGTACCTTGGTGGAGTGTTTTATTCGCAAATATAGCTAGTGATGACTTATCAAATGATGAGGGCTTCAGAGGATTAGCGCAAAGTGCGCCTCATAATTACTATTCACATTCTAGAAGTACATATGGAAGTATAGGAAATACACTAACTATGCAAGGATACCCTACAATATACCCCGACATATACTCACATATACTTCAAAATACATCTAATATACCTACATGTATAGTACAATCATTCAATACAAGTACGAGAAAAATAACAGTTGACAATGCAAGCAGTTTCCCTAGCCTACCTAGATTCGGAAAGCACCTACAATACACTGGAAAGGACGGAAAAACGTATTCTGCACCATATACATCACGTAGTGGATTTAGTGCATCTGAGATAAATATACCAACTATATTCACCTTACCAAGCACTGCAACTAGTACCAACTTCCTAAACAATATATTCGACGGTGCTGAGATTACACTTTCAAGCACATACAATACAATATCTGAGAATACTTATGCTAAGGATAGGACAAAAAGCATATTCGCAACTAATTTAGATGATATTAAATTAGGCACTAGAGATACTAATAACCTAAATCCGCCAGATGCATTCCTATGTTTATGGCATGAGAATCTAGGTAGGCCATATACTATATTTTCAGAAAGCACTAGTCGTGCTTGGAATGCAGAACCTGTTGATGCTGACAGGTATAATGCACTACCTGAACATTATGAAACTATACATTATCACTCTGCTACATATGCAATGAGTCTAGGTCCTTTTTCACTTAAAGTAAAAGCACAAAAAACTAGTGATGCAACGGGTGGTGTACATACTGTTGATGCTAACAATGAAGCTGGAGGCATAGGAGTCTTTACTGACAATACTTGTGATACCAATCACACTAGTGGTCTTAGTGATGGTTCAACGACTAGTGTTAGACATATTACGATGGACAGCACATCACTTTTATCAATAGGAATGGGAGTTTCTGGCACTGGTATTCCTAGCGGTGCAACGATAAGCGCTATCAATAGTTCTACAGTGTTCACTTTAAGTCAGGATACCACAGCTACTAATACAAATACTACGTTAACGTTTTCAAAAGTGCTACCCGGTAGTGAGTTTGGAAGTGTCCTATACAACAGATACTGGCCTTGTGGTAGCAGGGGTGGTCCTCAAGCCAGTAGTTTGGAGGAATACACAATAGCTTCTGCTTCTTGGAGCAAACCGGGTGATTATGACCAAATGGGCTTAAATTGGGTAGATGACGACGATGACGGTAGTTACTCTGTTTCTAGCGGAATCAGCTCGTCCACCTCAGATACAAAGAGAAGAGCCTTTGGATACCGTATCGCTGTACGGCAAGCCTACAACAGACCCAGATGGGGTCTTCTCCCAGCTCGCGCTGTCTATGAGGGAACTGCCTCTGGTAGCGCTTTTAACACCACAAACTACGATTCTGGCCCAATAATCCAGATGGAGAGCCATGGAAGCATACCACTCACTTACACGGGCATACTGGAGAGAAGCACGAATTTCACTGGTATGCTGAACAACGACATAGCTGGCCATCAGGTGCGTTACGCACAAGGAAGAAGGATGACACGGCCTTTCGGTACACCGTTACGCACGCTTAGAAACCCTGCTACTGATACGTCGGCTTCTACAACTGTACAAAGAGACTGGTGGGGCGATAGTGAGCCAAAGGGCATTACAGAGCTATCTGAGGCATCTCAATACTATTTGGTAGATTGGTGGGGTAATGAGCGTGGAGAGGACGTAAGGCGTGCCCCAGTGCGTGGATTCGGTATCAGACCAGCATGGGACTGTGGTAATGCATACAAGATGGGTAGCAATACCCCGTTCGATAGAATCTGGAATAATGGAAAACCGCTTTTCAATGTCAAAAACGTAATTGATTCCAGTGGAAATGTAAGTGTTACAGCAGATTTTACCGTTCCTAGATTTGGAGGCACACAAAACGACTCCAATCTAAACGGTAGTAACAATGACCTAGTGGACGTATTCTCCCCTGTACATTCACTTAGGGTGGGTTGCATGGGCAACGGGAGGGGTTCTAGATACCCTACATCCTTCAACGAGTGCATTTTCACTGATGTTTCAGTCACAGATGAAAAAACTGGTGTAGTCCTCAGTTCTAACACTAGTGAGCCAACTCTTGGCGCTGGTTTCACAAGACCCCGTAACGATGTACTGCAAGCCGATGAGATAAAGCGTGGCATAAGCTCAAAGCTATCAATCTCAGAGGATGGGCTTCTCAAGCCAGAGGCTAACGTGGGAGGCAGAACAGACACCATAGTAGGCTCTAGCAAGCATCTGGAGCCAATAAGCAGGACCAGCCCAAGAATAGGCATAGACGCCCCCTTGTATGACGGATTGGAGGAGAATCACGTAGCCATCACAACAGAGGCACACAGCCTCCACACTGACCGTAACATGGGACAGAGAGTGTCTTTGAGTGCATCACTACAAAGAGATGCCAGAACTGCAGCTAATATAGACATACCAACGTCTTTCTCTAGGCAGTCTGATGGCTCGTTAGCCTCTGGAATTTTAAGATTTTCACACACAAACTCATTCAGACCGTATGGTGGTTCCTACATCTTGGAAGTCAGAAGTTACGCTGGTTCCTTTGATGACACTGGTTGGGGTAAGAACAACATTGCCGCCCCTACAAAATCATCCAATCCATATCAAAACGCCACTAGAAAACTCACAACAAAACCAAACAACAGAACCGATAAGTCAGTAAAATTCCTAATTAGACCGATAAGACAATTGGACAACAGACATGTGGAAATGTACAGACTGAATGATAATTTACACTCTAGCTCACCTCAATACACACTAGGCTATCTGAATTTCACATCTGGTGGCAAGTACGGTTACTTCAATTACGAAGTGGACAATCCAGCTAGCTCTTCTTTCTATGTGGGCTCATCAAATCCGAATGCCAACGGCCCTTACTACCCAGTTGTCTTGTTCACGAGTGATTACGGGACTGTAAGCTCACAGGGCCCTACAATACAAACAAGTGAGCAATCTTCCTTCGACAACACCGATTTGACAACTGGTGTTGGTAGATTATTGGTGTCTGAGAACACCTTACAGCATCACAGGGCTGATTCAGTGAGAGCTGGTGACTTCTCGGTAAAACCAAGATTTTCACAAACTCTCCATCCGAAAGGCCACAAAGGTGATGTAACATTCGGAACTGATGACCATAGCGGGGACTCACCATGAGGATACAATCGACCAAGGGTGCTTTTTCCGAATCGCTAACTGAGGTTATGGTAGATATCAGAAAACCAGTCTTTGTTGACAACGCTCTGCACTATGGAAAATACGAGTCCCAACAATCTGAAAAACCAAAAGTCACAATCTCCACAACTTCCTACAGAGTATCAAAAGAAGGCAGTTACAGGATAGAGGAAGAGGAGTCCTCTTTGCTTGTGTCACACACAAAAACTCCGGGTCATACCTTTGAAGATAATATTTTTACTCCATACGGAAATGACTCTTCATCAGAACTTTTGTATGATGCTAATAATTATTTAAACCGACTTTTAAGAGAAAAAATAGAGGTTTTGGATAAAAAAATAAGAGTTCACCTACCAAATATGAAAAATGAAAATCTGTCAACATTTGGTTTTTCTGATGAGGTGAAAATGGGTCAGCCAATAAACGTAGGATTTAGAACAACTGACTTGGCTTTGGAAATCGGCAAGGAACTAGATGGCACAGTAACGTCTTTTTCAATAGGCGAACCTCTGTCTGTGGCTAACGCAACAACACAGAGGCAAAAACACAGCAAGACTTTCTTCGCTCATAATTTCAACAATGCCAGCCTGATGACAGCTCTCACAACTTTGGGAAGAAGGGATAACAGAATTTTAGATTACGACATGCATGGCAACTTATTGTTCATACCTTTCAACTATTCTAGAAAACCACATTTCCTATCAGCGAGTTTGAGAACGGACAGTGAAAATACCAACACAGTCGATGACAGTGCGAACAGAGTTACAGTAATTGGTCGTCAAATTGCCAAAAATGACAACTCTTCTGTTACTCTCAATGACGCCGCTCAACAAGGCAGGTTCAATATCGAAATTGCAGAGGAACCCATGCCGCACTTTGATAATTCTATAATGTCAGAACAGGAGTCAAGGTCCGTAGCAAGACAGATACTCAAGGCAAACAGACTCCTAGCAACGAGAATGGAAACAAAAGGCCATCCAAAATCTTGGTTCATAAGACCGGGAGAGATTGTTAGTTACGGCAACAGAAAATATGTCGTCATGTCAGCTAGCCACATGTTAGCCTCACAACTAAGCGACTTTACTTTCCTTACACTAGAATCAGGTGCTGATACAGCAATCAGGTCCGTGTTTGAGGACGAAGCGATAGCTGAAGAGATAACCAGCGATGACCTAAATGAGCAAATAAAGCAAGTTGACTACGGTTTCTTTGATGAAATTGATATAAAGACCACCCTTCTCCTCACTGTGACAGATGTTAGCGGTACACCTCTTCTAATAGGCCGTAACGCAAACAGAGTCAGTATAGGCGGTAGTGCAAAAACGATTGGACTCGGTAAAAAAGAAGCAGATGAGAGGTTTTTGGTGTTCTAATGGCAGTTAATGATTATTTGAAGAGACTCTTGGTGGAGACTATCGCCAATAACATAAACGAAGTCAAAGTAGGTTTCGATGGTACACCTGCAACTAGTAGCGATGGCTCACCCGGAAAACCAGCCCCTGTGACTCTCACCCCCACCGTCAAGATACTTGATAGCAATAGCCTGTTAGTGGAGGCCACACTACCCACAACAGAAAGCTACGATGAAACTATCAAGGAAGTCTATGTTCAGATGAGGGACACCAGTGGCTTCACACCAGTAAGCAGACACGTCTTCGCTCCAATTCTCAAAACAACTGAGAATGAAATAAAAATCCAATTATTGATAGAGGTGAAATAATGTCAAATCCGTTGAAAACACACACAGACAATTTGCAGGATGGGGGATTCATATTTTCCTCATCACTGACTAACATGCTAGAAGCAGCTCATGGAAACGGCGTTTTCATGCTAGAGGACTATGCAACTGGCTCTGGTATCAGAAACACCCCTGCCTCCTTATCAGGTGCAGTGTCGAAAGTCGATGCAAGCACAATCAGAATAAAAGGAGGATTCGCTGTAATAGACGGCTTACTAGTCGATTTTGCTGGTGGATACTCATCGAACGCACCAGCAGACACATTCAATGTCGATTTGGATAATTCAAGTTACGGCTCTGCCCTGACTACTGGCTCTGTAATATTCGTGGTTTATGTCACAACCGACAATTCTACGGGCGTAAAGAGAATAGGGATAGAGAGAAGCAGTGCCACTACCAGTTTCCCAGTAACACCAAGTTCATTCTTGAACGAGGGAGGCGCACTCGACGTTGACCAAACTGTGGTACTAGCTTTGGTAAAAGCTGATTATACCAATAATAGCACAACAATGAAAATAGACATTCAGACAATCTACGATGTCAGGACCTTCATCAGACCTTCCCCAATCTATCTCGGTAGGATGTCCACTGGCGCAGTTGGCGCCACAGTGAGTGATTCCAACAGAATCAACGAGCATCAGGATTTGGATGGTATGCAGGGTGGTGGCACTGAAAACGGGGCATTTACGGCCTCAAACTTAGGAGCCCTCTGGATGAGCAGTGACCCTGCTGGCGAGGATGTCTTGTTTTTCTCAGGTACTCAGGGTGGTTCTAGGAGAACCCATAGGCTTGGACCCAACAAGGCCCTAGTCTCTAGTCCTAGCAGTGATTTGACGTTTGAGTACGATGGTTACAACTTCTTCATACTCACTCCAAGCAGCGCAATAACTCTGACTCCTGATACAAGCGATTCGGCATTCCCGCCCGGACACGTCGTTTATGTCAGCAATCTGCACTCCAGTAACGCAATAACATTTGAGAATGGCTCCAATGACATAACGATAAACGGCAACTCAGGTGCTGTGATAATCTACAACGGCACTGCTTGGTACACCGCTTTCTCCTCTACATCAGCATCCACGGCGGCATCAGGGGCTTCTGGACTTATACAACTCAGTGATGGGTCTAGCGGTTTCACTTCCGATACTGACCTCTCATTCACTACAGGCACTAACACTTTGAATGTCGGTGGACCTATCATTATGTCCGGCTCGCTCCTGAAAGCGCCAACTGGTCTTGAGTTTACACCAACCTCCAGCAATCCCGGCACTGCCGCCAATACACTATGGAAGGACAGTAGCAGTGGTTATCTGAAATTAAACGCTGATGCTGTTCTGACTGCTGGAAATTTTGCGACTTTGTTTGCCACAAGCGCAGTAGGAATACACTCCCTGACTGCAGCCTCAATAGCATCTGGCGATTTCCTCGCTATAGCTGATGCAACCGATTCTAATACCACAAGAAAGGAATCAATAGACGATATTGCTACGCTATTCGCTGGCACGGGATTGACTGCATCTAGCGCTGTAATAGGCATTGATGCGGCACAACCGACTATTACATCGATAGGACCAAGCGATGCAGCAGTTACGATAGGACAGAATCTAATTGTAACAGGCGACCTAACTGTTAGCGGTAGCACAACCACAATCTCAAGCACCACTATCACTGTGGATGACAAGCATGTGGAACTCAACGCAGTCGATAGCCCAAGTGATGCTAACGCTAACGGCGGTGGACTCATCCTCAAATCTGCAAGCGATAGAAGCATTCTATGGAGCGAAGCCAACAGCGCTTGGACTTTCAATCAACATATATATCCCAGCACTACTAGTCTTAACATAGGTGCAAACGGTACTCGTTTTGATAACGGATACTTCAACACTGTGTACGGTGCTGGAAACTTCTCAACGATAACAGGCTCAGGCGATGTGGCAATAGACACTGACACACTAAAGGTTGATGTGAGCAACGACAGAGTTGGTATCAACCAAGCAACACCATTGGCTCCACTACAGATAGCCAACTTGGGCTTTGGTGAAGCCACAGGCACTTTGTCCAATACCGACAATGTTGACACTAGCGACAATATTACAATGGCTCTGTTTGACATATCTGAATTCCGTTCAGCCAAGCTTCTGATAGAAGTCGATGGTGAGGATGGCTCAGGCAATAGAGTGGTTGAAGCGGCAGAAGCAATAGTCACCCATGATGGCTCTAGTAATGGTAGAATAACAACATACGGCGTTGTGCAATCAAACGCCAGTCAAACACCTCAAGCGACTTATAGCGTCACTGTAACAGGCGGTAACCTTAATTTAGTTATCACGCCAGCGGGAATACATAATGTTCAGTTCGATGCGAGAGTCACTTGGCAAGGGATGGTGACAACAACATGACCGAACGTGATTTTAAAGTAAAGAAAGGATTGACTGTAGAGAATGGGGATTTGGAGTTCAAAGCCGCATCCTCTGTGAAGATATTGGATGACAGTAGCACATCATTAGTTGTGAAAGAGGGCTCTAATGCCTACATAACTCTCAATACAGACAATGGCAACGAAGCGATTACCTTGCATAAAGCCACTTCTTTCAATGACCAGAATATTACGAACGTAGGCTCGATAGCTCTCGACTCTATTGTTCCTGATAATACTGATATTACGATAACCACCGCTGATGGTCAATCTGGGGCTTTTGGTATATTAGACGCAGGTGGAGATACTTACATGAAAGTTGACTCCAGTACAACGTTAGTTGAATTCCATCAGGATGTTCAAGTCCTTGGTACTACGCCAACCCTATCGATAGGTGATAGCGGAGCAGAGGATACCATGCTCCGTTTTCTTGGTAACGAGAAAAATTTTAGATTGGGTATCGATGACAGCGCTGATACCTTTGAAATAGGACTGGATGGTACTCATGGCGTTGATAACAAAACATCCATCAGGATAAATAGCGCGGGTGAAATTACTAAGATAGGAATAGCAACGAGTCCTTCTAATGGTCAAGTTTTGGCTTATAACAGTTCAAGTGGTATATGGGAGCCAACTAATTCAGCCTCTGGCGCAGATGGCATGGGGAGCGGATTCGTACTAGAAGACGGCGATGGCACTGAAGTTACCATTGATGAAAATAAAGAAGTCAAATTTATTGATACTGGTGGTCTTGATATCAATTGGACTGATACATCAAATGGTTCGGATGGTGACCCTTACGACCTTACTTTCAGTTTAGATTTGAATGGTCTAACTGCTGCCGCTGTGGATATAGCCAATGATAGCATAGCCATAATAGATGCAAATGACTCTAATGCAACAAGAAAGGAATCGTTAGCTGATATCATAGCCGCAATAGATGGCACTGGACTAACTGCTTCAAGTGGTGTGCTTGCTGTGGATGCCGCACAAACGCAGATTACATCAGTTGGCACACTAGACGCTGGGGCAATATCATCAGGATTCGGTAACATAGACAACGGTAGTAGCACATTTAACACTGGTGCGGCCACAGTAGACAGCTTGAGCGTATCCGATGGAAACATAACAAATGTCGGGGACATAGCTCTTGACAGTATATCTGCTGATGACACAGACATAAATGTAGCTGTGACAGATAACTCAGCTACAGCTTTTACAATAAAGCAAGGCTCTGATGCTTATCTTATAGTGGACACAGGCAATAGCAGTGAGTCTGTATCTATTGGTACAGGTGTGTCAGGCACAGCGATTACGATTGGACATGGAACCTCAGAGGTTACTTTTGGTGACAACGTGACAATCACTGGTAATTTAACTGTAAACGGGGACCAGACTGTAATCAACACCACGGCAATCGTGGCCGAAGACAAATCGATGCTTCTGGGCATAGCTGGTGGAATGGAAGACGCCACATATGCTAGAAGCTCCTCGACGGTCACAGTGACATCTGCAAGTCACGGTTTCTCAAATGGCGAATCCATATTTGTCTCAAACATGGGTAATAGCATTACAGATGGAGTATATACCGTAAGCAGTGTAGCAACTAACACTTTCGTGCTAGATGGTCATGGTACCTCTGGCACAGTGGGTGCTGGTGCTACCATGCAACATTCCTCTGCCAACACCACTGAAGCAACTGCTGACGGTAGCGGTATCTTCGTGCCGGGCACAAGTCTACACAGCATTCAGTACGACAGTAGCCACGGATTCCAAGTCTCAGATGATTTGGACTTGGCCAATGGTAAGCACCTTAGCATCAATGGCACGACAGTTTTGAATGCAACAACGCTGGGGTCAGGTGTCGTAAGCTCTAGCTTGACATCTGTGGGTACACTGACAACCCTGACAGTCGATAACGTCCTCATAAACGGTTCAAACATTGGTCACACTGGAGACACCGACTTGATTACAGTAGCAAGCGGCATAGTCACTGTTGCGGGCGAGTTAAGCGCTACCACCCTTGATATCGGCGGTACAAACATCTCATCCACTGCCGCCGAGCTGAATCTGGTGGATGGTTCTTCCGCTGGTAGTATAGTTAATAGCAAGGCTGTGATATACAGTTCGGCTGGTCAAGTAAATGGGACTACTCTAGGTGTCAACAGCGTATCAGTATTAGGAGTTAATTCTAGTAACAGCGCCTCTTCTTCAAGTGGTGCAGCAATCGACCTCTTTACCTTCGATAAGACTGTTTTCAGAGCAGCTAAGATAGTGTGGTCAGTAGAGCTTCTAACCACTGGAGATGCTAGCACAGCACAATTTGAGATGGGTGAAACACTTGTCCAATGGAGAAGCGGGTCCGATGTTCAACTCACGACATATGGTTACATGAGTACAACCACAGACCTAGCGACAATCACAGCCACAGTAAGCAGCGACAACGTAGTTGTGAAGTATGACCCAGTAGGTTCATCTTCTGAAAACTACAAATTCAGAGCAGTAGCAACACAACTCGTATTATGATGGAAAGTGAAATCATGGTGGTAATTTGTCAGAGAAAGATTTTAAGGTAAAAAAAGGGCTTGTAGTTGTCGAAGGTGTAACGGCAGCTAGCCTCGATATATCGGGGGACGTAGATGTTGATGGTACGTTAGAGGCTGATGCAATTACTCTTGGTGGAACAGCAGTTGCAGTATCAGGTGGTGCTTTCCATGATGGCTTCTCTGATTTCGTGGCAAATGAACACATAGACCACAGTGGCGTTTCAATATCTGCTGGTAATGGTCTGACTGGTGGAGGCACTATCGCATCCACTAGAACCTTAGCAGTAGGGGCAGGGACTGGTGTGACTGTCAATGCAAATGATGTAGCAATAGGTCAGGCTGTTGGAACCTCAGACGATGTGACGTTCTCAACAGTCACACTCGCTAGTGACTTAATTCACTCAGGAGACACTAACAACAAAATCGCATTTGGCACAGATACGCAGTCTTTCCAAACAGGAGGAACTGCTAGGTTCAATATCAGTGATTCAGGATTACAGATTGGAAGTGGGGCTAGGGTCACTGAGATAGAGGATAACGATAACCTTGGTACATCAGATACCAAATTGGCAACTCAAGGAAACATAAAGGCGTATGTCGATGCTAATGCAGGTGGTGCTTCTGCTCTCGGTGACTTGTCTGATGCAATCACTACGGCTACTTCTAACGTAGGATTGGGTAGTGCTGCTTTGGATTCATTAACTGCATCAAGCGGTAACTACAACGTGGCTCTTGGTGTTAATGCAGGTACGGCGATTACGACTGGCGACAATAACATAGCCATTGGTTTTGATGCGTTGAAAACAGCGAGTACACAAAGCGAGGCAACAGCCGTTGGTTACAAAGCGGCAGAAGATTTAGCAGGTGGTGTTTTCGGAAGTACATTTATTGGTGTTAGAGCCGGAAGCAACGTAACAACCGGATGGGGTAATACAGGTATAGGACACGATGCTATAAACTCAGAGAACGGTGCAGGAACCGGCTCGTCAAACACCGCAGTAGGTTATCAAGCCTTGAGGGGTGCAACGGGTAGCAACGCAATAAGTGGTAATCAAAACGTTGCATTGGGTGGTAACGCAATAGAGGATATAACAAGTGGGTCGGGTAATGCGGGGGTAGGTTATCAATCATTGACTAACTTAACCACTGGGTCGTACAATATCGGACTAGGCTATCGAAGTGGCGACAACATTACAACAGGTTCAAACAATCTAGTAATTGGTAACTTTGATGTTGATGTCGCAACAGGCGATGACCAAATCATCATAGGTAGTGGTGATGGTGGAGTAACTTGGATAAAGGGAGATTCAAACGGAATCAAGGCTCTCAAGATTAAGGTGAAAGCGGTAAGCAGTAATACAACACTCACAGATGCTCAGTCCGGCTCATACGTCTACTGGACAGCAGGTACACTGACTCTACCTGCAACAGCAGAGTCGGGACAACAATACACAATCATCAACAACACAGGTGGTTCAGCAACACCCGCACTTGGGACATCAAATGCCATCGCTTCGGGATGGACTGCTCATGCTGCTATGGCTGATGAGACTGCTAGAACCTATGTGTCGGTTGCTGCTAACACTTGGATATACATTGGGTGATTGAGATGGCGTCGATAATGGTAGGTGTCGCTGGTGTCGCACAGCAACTAAAGACAGCGAATGCTACTGTAGCCGCACCATCACAATTAGAAATAAGAGATTATGCCTCCGGTAGTGGCAATAAAAACGCTGTTGATATAGGGGAAGATGAACCAATAACCTCGCCATTCGCTCATGACGGTAGTAGTTTCAGTAGTGGAACTTACTCAGCTAACATAAACCTAGAGACTATGAATGCTTACACTGGTTCTGCGACAGCAGCAACTTTGGAGTTTGGTGGTTTCTTAGCTACTAACGCTGCTGGTGGTATGCCCGCTGGCACTACATATTTATGGGACGTTTCTACAGGTAGCAACACCAGTTTATCGAATGGTAATTCTGCTTCTATAATAGGGACAGCAAGCACAGCACAAAACTCTCTTACTATCGGAACCGGTTCAACGAACAATGGAGTAGGTAAACAGGCTAGATTGACTTTTGGCGGTAGCAAGGCCGGTGTTCTCTATCCAGCAGTCAATGATGTGTGGCATATCGAAGTTTCATGCACTGCCACTAGCGCAGGTGGTAGTGCTAGTGCTAGTGTAGACATAGAGTACACATTTGTATTGTAAGTGATAAATGTTTAATAAAGAAAAAATATGGAGGAAAAAATATGGCATTGAAGGTAGAGTATGAGACAGAGTTCGGGATAACATGCGATTACGCATATTGCGTCATAGTTGATGCCCGTGTGGATAAGAGGGTGGATATCACTGAGGATGGTGATAAAGTGAAGTCATTCAATGTCAAATATCGTGGTAAGGTGTATGCCAGTGACGATGCCTACGAGCAAGACGCATCGGCAATCAGCGGTTTCAATGGCGATTTTGAGTTGGACACGGCTAACACCAAGACCCAGTACAACTTACTGAAGCAGTGCTACCTGCATCTGAAGACCCAAGAGGGCTTCACTGATGCTGTGGACTGCTAGACTAGAAAGATTTTCTTGCAGAGCCAGCTCCAGAACCTGTTGTAACCCTCTAGGGTAATGCCATCATCAGAGTCTATTCTATCTCCTCCAAATCCTCAATATTAATCATGAGCAAGGATTTCATCAGGTCATATATGATGCTCATTCCTCGTCACCCCAGAGAGTGTGGTAAAAACACAGGTTGGTGAACGGGTTAGTCCAGCTCTTGCACTCTGGATATTTACACATAGTATTCCTCTCCTTGATTGTAGTGAATTGTAAAATCTATTTCAACAGTGTAGTTACTCACTAGCAACAACTCCCTTATCTGCTTGCAGATTTCTAGCTTGTTGCACTGCGAACCTTATTTTCTGAGTGCTGTGCAAGCTCCAAAAAGACTCTTTTGGTATTCCAAAAGTATCTTCTACACGTCTGCATAATTCGTATCTTGAGCTTATTTGTAGGTCCTCATCAATTGGCAAACCAAGCACACTGCTGACTTCTTCTTTGGTATATTCTACTCGTTTGTCCAACCATACATACACATTACCCATTATACCCATTAACTTACGCGCAAACCACCGAAACAAACTCATGGTGTAATAAGTAAACCAATACTATATTTTCTTTTTGCTTGTTTAGATGCTTAGGGAGGGAAAAACGGGTAGTGCATACAAAACGAAAATTGGAAAAATACACTCACTACTGAGAATGGAACGAAAGAAACATCCCGCTTTTTACTGTAGAAACCCCCCTGATTGTGTGTAGTGGCCAAACGCAACTAAAAACCACTGAAAATATTAAGTAAGTCAATACTATATTATTTTTTATCTAAGCATAACTCACTAAGAATGTGTGCAATAACATCAACAGTCCATCCATTTCCTATCATTTTATATCTCTGTGTATTAGATACACCTTCAGTATAATTTTCTGGTATAGTTTGTAATCTTTCACACTCAACTGGTGTTAATTTATCTGCTAAGTTTTTTGATTTCAAAGGTACGTTATGCCCTCCAGTACCCATATTAGCAGTTAGACATGGACAAACTCCTGATTTGTTCTCTCTAAAATAAGTTCTCCTCCATTGGTAATATTGGCCATCCCATTCTGGTCTTTTAGGAAGAGGTTTTATTTCTAAATTAGTCCAGTACAAACGCTCTCTATTCTGCCCTACGAATACATCACTATTGATTTTTACAGGTTCAACATCTAGAAATCGCGTTATTATATCCTGCGATTTTTGATTCATTTTCACGTTTTCCAATAAAAAATACCTCGGTTTACATTCTTTCAATAATCTAACAAACTCAAAAAACAATCTACTTCTAGGGTCGTCAAAATTAAGCTCCTTACCACCTTGAGCAAAACTAAATCCTTGACAGGGAGAGCCTCCCATTAGTAGGTCTATCTCAACAGGTATGTCTGAACCCTTGAGCTTAGTAACGTCACCAACATGTATTGTGTCAGGGTAATTTTTCTTAGCGATTTGAATAGTGTACTTATCAATCTCAGATGCAAAATAATTTTTGACATTGATACCTGCTCTCTCTAGAGCAATTTGTCCACAAGACATTCCATCAAAAACACTTAGGACGTTCATAAAATATCATCTCTTCAAAAAAGCAGTATCCTTCCAAATATGTTTACATTCCCTACATTCCCAAAGATGTATTCTTTTTCTAAATCCATCATGATACCTAGCAGTCAGTCTACGAGGTATGTGTTTGTGATTGCAGTTTCTACAAGACACATTCAATTTATCCGTGAGTCTGCCCATCACCATTGCCTCTTTTTACAACTATATCATCTATTTTGAGTATCGCTGTTGTTACCTCTGTGGCGCTTAGTATAGACTGTCTGATTAATTGAGCTGGTTCTATAACACCCAAATCATTCATGTCTACGATTTGATTTATTTTTTCTACATCAGGGCCCATTGTTAATTTGCCCTCTGATATAGCGTGTCTCAAAGCAAATATGCAATTCAAAGGTGTATGTCCAGCAACCTCGCCTATTGTAGCTGGTATTATTTCCAATGTATCTGCAAAGGAATTCACTGCCATTTGTTCCATACCTTCTACCTTTGGAGCTTGTGTTCTCAAATGACTAGCTATGGCTGCATATGTAGAACCACCACCAGAAACAACCTTACCACCATTCATGACTAATGAGACAACCCCCAAGGCGTCGTCAAAACCTCTCTCTACTTCATCCAGAGTCGTATGACTTGCACCTCTAACAATCAGTGTAGATTGCTTTGACTCAACCTCTCCCTGCACAAACAAATAGTGTATGTCATTATGCTTGGTTCTAACTATTTGACAATCTACTGCATCTTCTAAATCCTGTACTGAATGAGCTATGTTGGCGCCTAAAGCAGAAGACAAGGCTCTCATTATGCTTTCTTGATTTCTTTTTACTACACCTATGTTATGCTTGTGTAGATATGCCAGTATCGCTTCATCTACATTGTCCCTAGTGAATAAAACCCCTCCTTCTGGTAATTTTTCCACAATAGCCTTAGCTAAATCGTGTTGCTCTTTTCTATTTTTAGATTGAGACTTGAACTTAGAATAGTCTTCCATATTACTTACATTAAATTGTATTCTTTCATCTTTATTATATTCTAAACCACTCATACACAGTAGAACTCTAGTTTCTTTTGGCACTTCTATTTCTATTGAGTAATCCTTGTTCACAACCACACCTTTGAACAAATGCGAGTCGGTCAATGCCCCTCCGGGGAATGTCAATACTTTGACGCTATCAGCATCACCTGCTATCTTTACTGCTTCTACACAAAGTTGTGAAACTATGTCTTTAGCTGCTGCTAATGTTTTTCCAGATATTGCAGTTTCTGCTACCTTTTCCAAATCTCCTTCTTCAGCGTCTCTTGAGAGAACCTCATCTAAATATTCAACAGCCATCCTTGCTGCTTTGTTATAGCCATCGCATACTAAAGAAGGATGCACTCCTTTGCTGAAGAGATTCTCTGAGTCAGCTAACATCTGTCCCGCTAGAACGACTGTACTGGTAGTCCCATCGTAACATAGACTCTCTTGGGTTTTACTGATGTCGATAATCATTTTAGCCGCAGGGTGTGCTGCCTCAATTTCTCTGAGAATAGTCGCACCATCATTCGTTATTATGGCGTCCCCACTAGCGTCTACCATCATCTTATCCCGACCTCTTGGGCCAAGAGTTGTTCTAACTGTGTTGACTATCGCTCTAGCTGCTCTGATATTGTTATGTAGAGGGTCTATTCTTTCCTCACTCATTCTTCCTCATCTCCATTTTTCTCCCACGGGTAGAATGGCCATCCAACCTCAACAGCAATTCTCGATGCGTTTCTTTGTATGTCGCTCAAAGCTGAACCTTGAGTGACTAAGACCAAAAGTTCGTGCAATCCTTTTTTCAATTTTATTTCTTCCGTAATATCCATTTTTACCACTCCAATTCTACTTCTTTTATGTCACCAGTTTCTTTGCATCTGGATTTGAGCATGCAGTTTTCACGCCCCATCATATACAAATCATAGGTGAGTTGTGCATCTTTTAGACAGTATTCTGCCACTTCGTTATATCTTCCTTCTCTCCAAGCGATGGGAGCATCTTCGCTCTGCATCATTTTTTCTTGCCCCAAGTTATGTTTGGCAAGCTCAGATAGAGAAGAAAGTAATTTTCCATAGGAGAAGGAAGCCTTCCTAAAAAGAATCTTAGTGTCAATAATTTGCTCACTTTTTCCCAGAACATCTCTAGCTGCCCAACAATCCAAAGCGTCTCTTATCACAGGTAGGTCAAAACTAATTATATTGTGACCCAAAATTTTACCCCCTTTTTCTATGTGTTCTTGTAGAAAATCACCTAAAATTTGTGGATGTAACTCATGTGTTTCCATATTTTCAACAGTTACGGAATCCTCCTTACTGAATATGTTTCCATTTTTTCCATCCCAAGTTGCTACCACTGTTGGCTCAAAAAGAGAGAGATTGTTCCAACCTCCTATTTCCCACGAATAATTGCTGGTTTCTATGTCTAATGCTAATATGTCACTCATTCTAAGTTCTCCTTCAATCTGATAAACGCTACTCTACCGTCCTTTGCGTTATCAAACATGGGTTCGCCCCATCTTTCAAAGTTATTGTAGGCACTACCCCTAGAACAATCATTTTGAGTTTCATAGATTTTGAGAACTTTGGTTTTTGCTTTCCAGCCATCGCCTCTATTACCAAGGTCAATGCCTTCAACTTGATGATAAGCAGTCGCCCACTTTCCTCTCTGCGCTGCCTTCTCTTGAGTCTTGGGTCCAATGTTAACTTCATCCTCCAACCAAAGTATGAGATTCTTGAAAATATCATAGAGGATATCCTTAGCCATGTCTACATGTTCACCCTTTACAATCCAAGATTCATCTAGCATAGCCATGTGAGTTGCGAAAATTATGGTGTTGTTCTCCATGGCAGGTACGAATGACGCAACTACCTCCATAATACTGGGGTTTAACCCCGATAAAAGACTGTAATAATCGTCAATCGCGTCTCTGAGCGCCGGATAGAAAGTTCCCTCATCTGCTTTGAAAACTTCAGTCATAGCCGATTGTATTAGGGACTCTTGCTCTTCTCTAGACATACCATCCCACTCTACGAAAGGAGTTTCGGTGACAGACAGAACTCTGTTCCTAAGTCTCTTGTCCAAGGCATTGAAGTAATCTGTTATATCTTCATATGAAATCTCCATTGGGGGAGTTCTTTTGAAAGCACTCTCAGCTCTTATCATGCTGACCGCCTTTCTCCTATCCGTGTTCCAGTGACTCCAGTACAACAACACTCTTTGGAAAATACCTCTAGTAAGTACGTATTCCTTCACGCCGCTGGGAGGATAAGTCGTAATCCAAAGTGACACTAGAGATTCTGTCTCTATCCTACCAAGTTTAGTGTGCTTCACCAGTTTGTTGTTATTACTACCTACTGGATTACAAGCGGATTGTAGATACAACACGGTTTCCTGACTGTGTTTATTCGGATTCAATATGATTGAACCCTCATCGAAGTTGAGTGCTTTTCTTCCAGTCAACATTCCTTCTTTCAGAATCGCTTGCTTGTTGCCATCCTCATCCTCCTCCATCTCAAAACCACCGATGAGCCCTGCATCGGTTCCGGTGGTGTACAAATCGGAAGGTACGCCCACATCTCTCAGGATGTCTCCTATGAATTCCCAAGCAATCGATTTACCAGTCCTACTCGACTGAATCCAAAAGACGTGGTTTCTGGGGTCAAGATGGGCAGGTCCCCAAGGTATTCTGACATATGGCACGGCTATTTGTCCTTGAATAAAGAAAAAAGAAAGCATTCCCGGTATGTCATTATCTATGGAAGTCTCATTAAAATGGTCAATGTATCCCTTGAATATCGGGAACCTCTTTGCTGCTTGATAATCCTTCGCGTTTCTCATAATTTGACCCCTACATAGGTCAGCTTATGTATATTGTGTATGAGAATATATTGGAAACATGGATTTATCAAGTCTTTTTTATAAGCCGAAAACAACAAAATATCATCTTTTTATTCTTCTTTCTACGAAGACTGGTTCCTCACTGGTAAACACGTTCACCACTCTAGTTCTCATTACCTCTCCTAGTCCCTTGACCATTCTCAGTGATTCAGGGAATAGCATTTCTTCTATTGACCCACACTCCTCCAGCATTCTTTCTCCTATCTCCCTACCTATACCGGGTATAGATAGCAGAACATCCAATCTCACATCATTTGTGCTTACTCTCCTAATGGCTCTCGCACCATGACTTGAGGCTGGTTTGTGTAGCTTGTTATGCAACTTCACTATGAACATGGCTGCCTCTGAGTGATTCTCAGTGAAGAAAACTTGGCACTCAAAGTCAGCCATGATACGAGCTATGGTGCCCATGAGTTCATTTTGCACTCTGGAGTAAGTGGTTTGTCTTCCTGAGTTTTTTGCCATGGCTACATATTTTGAAATTGAGCCATGAACCACTAAAAAGAATCTAGGGTAATTTGCATCCATATTTTCTAGTTGTCTCCAAAGATGACCACTATGGCTAGACAGAAACAAGTCATTGATACTCTTTGCCTCTATACATGCCTCACCTAATAGATAGTCACCCACCATGAGGGCCTTTCTGATAACAGTGAGTCCCTCTTTGTTTGCTTTTCTTATTACGGAGTCACACAATGAACCCCTTTCGTTGCTGTCTATGATTAAGTCAGGTTTCGGCATTCTTCTTTCTCTCCATCCTCTTCCATTCCAAGTAACATTTTCCACATCTCTTTATGTTGCTTTCTTTGAAAAATCTACCAACCGTGTTCTTGACTGTCATTTGTACTCCACAGATTGTACAGTTACCTTCTTTCACTAATTTCCTATGCTCATTCCCATTCATAGTATGTCCTCCGCCGTTCCATCATAATAGCGGCAGATGCCTGTACACATCCCTTCGTTTATCAGTGTCTTGCATGTACTCATTGAATATCCCCCATTTACTATACTTTTTACCTGTGTAGTTGTAATTCCTTTATCAAAGTCAACCCAGCCTTGCTGAGAGCATAAACTCACTATCTTTTCTACATGCTCTTGTTTATCCTCATCATTGACAGATTCAGGTGAAAAGAAAAATCTCAAACGTGCGGCTAAATAATTTGCCAGATGAAATCTGGCTTTGTGTGTAGGATTGCCCTCTCCAAGAGCAGCTTGCACTAAACAAGGTAGAATCAACAATTTATCGAAAGACACATCTGGTAGGTCAATCATTTTTCTTTTCTTGACTAAACCAGCCTTCTTTCTTTTCGGCAACTCTAATTTTATCGGATTGTTACCATGTAATATGTAACCCTCTCTAGGTTCCTGAGCTAAGTCTAGTAACTCGTATTGGTCTAATTCTATCAACTCATTAGTTTCTAACGGTATGCTCCAACAGCCTCTTCTCATGTTGTAAGAGTTTGGTATTCTAATCATACCAGCCGTATCAAAAGCCACAGTAGGGTCATTACATGATATGTTCAACAACTTGTGCCATTTCATTATCAGCCTCTTTCCTCCGTCTTTTATTCTGGATACTTCATATCCATTGTTAGGCATCAAAGTTTGTTCTAGCGGTACCCAAACATGAAAACCCCCTCCACTAAACCAAATGTAATGAGATATATCATTGACAAGAAAGTGTTTGTGTAATCTCTTGACCTGCTCATGCATGAAGGAGAATTCAACGTCAACTTGTCTTTGTGTAAAGTCTTTACAATCAAAATCCATCACAAAATGTCTTATCACTGGTGTGTTATAATCGACTCTATGATGTCTTGGTGGAGTAGTACCCCTGTAACCGTACGCTGTGAAGTAAATGTTACTTATGCCATTCTTTCCATTCCAATACTTTCTGAGTTCCTCAGAGTTGTTTACTATTCTCCTGTACCCTTTTTGGACATTGGAGCCTATCTCTAAAACCTCTCTGGGATAATCCAGATAAACGAACGACAAGCAAGCACCTACTTAGTGAGTTTCTTGTACTTCTCTATGGCTTCATTACCTATGACTTCTGGAGCTGATTTTCCGTATTTGACAAAAGCCACAGGATTTACAGCCACATCGAAAGCAGCAAAACCACCACCATCAAGAGTATGCTGGTAACCATTCACCACTCTCAACATATCACCTTTGACGCCCATCATAGAGAGATAGACATTCACTCTAGGTAATTCTCCTCTCAGCATGATATCTTCAGACATCACCCTTTTGTTTATCCAATTCTCAGTTTCTTTCAGCATTTCCTTATAATTTTCTTTTTCATTCATGTTTTTACCTCCTCTTCAATGAGGAATTTATCTGATTTCCACGCTGGGCATATGTGAACGAAGTCACACCAAGCGCACTGCACACTCTGACACCTACACCATTTACTGCATGTATCCTTATGGACTGGTGGGAAGTCCTGCTCAATATGTGCTTTGAGTAATTTTTTCATCTTCTTTTCCAGTGACCTCTGGGCATACTTGGATTTTGTTTTTGTTTCTTCTATTATCCAATCAGCTCCATCACCACCATTGACTTGACCGTATGGATACTCCCAAGCCCAGTGGGTAACAGGGAGAAATTCGTCTCTCTGTGCTAAGGTAATCATGTTCTTGTAGAACTCCATCTCTAATCTCATCGAGCTGTATTTGTAAGGGGCTTCCTTCCACTTTCCTGTTTTTAACTCCATGAGTATGTAACCTCCATCCCCATCTGAAAATATTCTATCCACGTAACCTTTCAGATGTACAGGATACATCTTTCCTTCGTGTTCTACAGTTGTTTCAGCATGCACTTCGACCTCATTTCCCACAGGTTTCCAAGAGTCAATCATGTCGCTCTCATGGCACACTAGCAGTCTTGCCCATTGCCACTCAAACCACTGGTCTATGACAACCTCTTCATTGTGATGATAGCCTTCTTCTGGATATGGAAATAGTTTTTTGAGTCTCTCTCTAGCCATCGCTGGTTTGTCATCATCTAACAATTCCTTTATTTCATCCATGGCATCATCTACTTTATGCCAGAAGTATTCAACCACATTATGCACGTTAGTACCTCTTACCATAGCCTCTGTTTCCTCACCCCTCTGTCCCATTACATAGGTTAGGAAATATTGGTAGGGACACCATTCGTATGCGCTTATCGTGGATTTTGTCATTCTGAGTTTTTTACCTTCTACTGGCCACTTGTAACTGCTCTCTTCATATGATTTCAACAAAAGCTCATCATCGAAGTCTGAAGACTCGGTGAAAGTATTTTCATTAGGATTATACTTGTATAGAGTAGTCATTGTAATCACCAGTATTTCTTTGGAACTTTTGTGCCACAGGGATAGTCCAAATCCCATTCCATAACTTCATAGATTGGCTTTATCTTGTTTCTGATAAACTTCTCAACCATGGTAGAGTAATCTAATGTAAAGCCCTCAATCTCCTCTGAATTTCTAAAGGATACTATATTGGTGTAGGGTAAATTTTCTGGAACTTCATTCACATACAACCATTGAGCGCTGTCATTGACTCTTATTGGGTCAGTGGAGGCCAAATGTTCATTGTAATATAGTGCCCCTTTGGCTGCGTTAGGTGGTACTCTTTCATATTTCTCTTTGCCTAACCTACCGTATGGAGCCAACTCATCTGCCTCATATTCACCTTTCAAAAGAGAAATTGAAATTGGTCTAATCAATTCACTAATCTCATCTTCTTCTGCACCTTCTGATATCTTTGTAAATATCATGCCTTGAATTTCTCTAGTAACTGGAGATGCGTTGGCCGCTTTGTGTTCAAAACCAGTTACCTTGAGTGAACCACTTTTGGTAGGTGGCCAAGTTATGATACCAAAATTTCTATTCTTCGCATCAGTAGTGAACCAATAGTCAAAGAAAGCCTCAAACTCAACATCCATATTTGGTAGGTCAAGTTCGGTTCTAATTGTTTTATTCAAAAGCTCAACTAATTTATCCACCTCTTCAAAAGGCGCTTGTATGTAACAAGAATCAGTATGACCGGCTAAAACTGTATAGCCCTGTCTCTCACTTTCTGCCATCAGTAAATCAATCGATGCTCTACCCATGGCTGTGATTGCAGCTCCAACATCTGGGTCTGTCCACATACCACCCACCTTAGATTGCGATAGATAGCCGTAGAGCGCATTGGTGCATACCTTCACCGCCAGTTGCATCATCTCATATCTGAAGGCTTCATCCTTATCTGTGGCCTCTTTCATCATTTTCTTATACTTCTTTCTCAGAGATAGCATATCATCTACTATGGTAGGCAACACGCCCTTTTCCTTAGTGTCCCAGTAGGACCCATCAGGAAACTGTCTGACCCCCTCTCCGGGCCCCCTTCTCTTGGTAGTAGGACATAGGTTTCCGTCTACTATGATTCTAGGGTATAGTGATGCGAAGTCTACTAGAGCCACATTCTCATGCCTACCAGCTTTTGTGTTTAGTACATTTGCAGCTCTCAATTTCTCCCTATTGTATCTGAAGGAAGAGGGAGCCTTCAAGTCAGTGTACCTACCAAACAAACCTCTAGCGTAATTCGACACATTGTGAGTGCTTCTCCATTGCACACCGCAAAACTCTTGCATAGCCACAAAGAATGGTATCGTGTTTAGCTTCTCAGAGCATTCTCTTAGTAACGTAGTGTCACGTAAACAATAATCCACGAACAAGTCAAAGTGCGTGTACCACCAAGTTCTAACATCGAGCTTGTTTCCTTCATCATCCTCTGCCAACTTTCCATCAAATCCTAGTTCCTTTGCTATCGTATCCAACTTTCTGTTTGGTAAGTTACCTCTACCGGACTTTATCCAAAGAGACTCAAAACCGCTCCCAGTGCTACCTTTGGCGGCACTGTCAAATATCAAGCGACCAAGTATGGGTTGTGATGTTTCCTTGTAGCCATACTTCACATGTGGTCTGATGACACTACCAAGTGGGCTCAATCTATCTGGCTCAGTTAGTCTTCTAATTAAATGTGGTAAATCAGCCCAAGCAATAGCATGAGCTACTAGAATATCAGGGTCACAGGCATCTAGGTGACTTAGGAAAGCATCGTGCATAGCGTGTTCACTATCAAATAGATGCAACATGTAGCCTCCCTCTCTGTCTATCCAATCTATGCTATGCGATACCCCCTCTCTCCATGCAAAGACAATCGGGTGTTCAGCGTGTGTGTCGTCTACTGCCATTACTGTTGTGAAATCTTCCTTGACATCCCACTCAAGGTCAAAGTACCAGACTCTAGGATGGAACTCAGGTATGTTATCTGGGTACATCTCCATTAGTATTTGGTCTTGGTAATACACGTCGGCCTCGTATGTCTTCATCATGTCCTTCAATTGCCAGAGGGACTCAGGATTATCGACACTGAGTTTGATTAAGTCAGTACCATCCTTCCCAGTTGCATTAATCATGTCATGGACTCTTATTCCTCTTATCTGACTCGTCACTCTCATTAGTGTTCTGGGGTGTGTTCCCGCAGGTATCCAGCAGAAAGGTCGAACGTAGTCTTCCTCCTCTGGTGATATTATCCTCGTGCTTAGATTACCCTCCTTATCCCTTGTTCTGAGATATATGTGAGGCTTATCCTCTAATGAAAACCCATCAGGATGAAAGTAGTCCACAATCATTGTAACACCTATGCCTGTTGGTCTATCACAACTATCGTTCTTTCCCAACCCTCACCGCTTTGCTCCACTGCTAAAACAGTAGAATCGCCACAGTGGAAGGTTGACTTGATGTTGGGTTCTAGGACTGATAGACATGAGAGCAACCAAGGACCAAAGCTAGAGGACACTGTATGATTGGGCCCTTGCGCATTCTCTATCGTTGCTGTGCATATTATTGCGGCTCCACCCTGCTTGTATGCGTGTAGAACTAGCTCTTTCTCATCTGCGTTAGCCTTGATTAAGAAATCAGAGTCGGCGCTTAGAGACTTGGCTATGTTAGCTCCGTCTATCAAATCAGAGAAACTAGTCTCACCGTGTGTCGTAAACGTTCCTCTACCGAAAGACCCCCACTGACCGTTTTTGGCGTTCAGCGTTAGTTTCGACAGAGTGGGAGCTAGTTGTGTACTCTTACAATCCAGTATTGGCAATGTCATTTTCATTGAACCACACTTCAAAGACAGCCTAGTTGCGCTTTGCTGGATAGTCACATCGCTCTTGCACTTTTTCAGGAAGGTCTTCGTCTTCTTTAGGTCAGTGAAAGTCAGATGACCAGATTCCTTTACGGCCTCCGGGTACGTCTTCTTGTAGTGAATATAGTGTGAGCTGTGTGCAACATCATACTCCATTGTGCCACTTTTGTTCAAAACGAGTTTGACATCTTCTATCCTTTCTCCCACTGAGCTGAGTAAAGAGAGCCACTCCTTTGAGCTTAGTATCGCTTTGCCCATGCTATCACAGTGTGCCGTCGTTAAGTTCCTGTAGCCCATACCACACAGGAGGCTTTCCTATCTCTGTGACTAGGATTGTTCTTCTCTGTCCCTGTAGTGCTGCGTCTGTCTTGCTCTTCTCATAAGTTACGGTGAATCTCTGCTTCGTAAGCATACCGTCCTCATCTCTCAAGTCCTCTCTTTCAAAGACCAATATCTGGAATACCAAACCACCTGTGTTCTTCTCCCATGCAGGACGCCACTGCGTAGCTCCCATGGCCCTATCGTCATTCTGTTGGGTCTGTGCTAGATGAGTTTCTAGAAACACTTTGACACCTCTTTTAACCAGTCCTTGACAGAGGGTTGTGAGTTGGTGGAACCTAGTCTTCCTTATCGCCCAGTCCCATTGGAACTCTACTCTCTTGGCGTCTGCGCCAATACCTCTGTTGTCTGCCGCTGAGATACCATCCTTAGCTAACCCAAGGTCGAATATCCTCATGTTGTTGATACATACACTATCCCACTGGTCAAGCCCGGTGACTATGACGCCCCACAGAGTATCACTGTTGG